TCTTGGGATTGTTACACAACTCCGTAGCTTACGCCACTCCGAAGTTATTGAGTTTTTTAAATTGACAGACTACTCTTATTCCCGGTCTGTCAGCGGTGATTATATCTTGATTATTGACTAATTTTCGCTATGTTCACATTCAATTGTGATATGCAGAATGCGCAAGGCTTATTAAGCCCTACGCTTCACACATTGAGAGAAAAAGCCATATATTTTAATCTACTAAAACATACGTACCGTTTTCAAGACCTCTTTTAAAGTTACGTTCTGCAAGTTCCTCTGGTTTACCTTCGACACTGTTTTCTTCGGCATCACAGAACAGTACAAGACTAATATTTGAATATATACGAGGTATTAACTCGGTTGTCTTATACTTTTGTCCCCTTGGAATAACTTTACCGTTAATTCTTGCCGTGCCGTCGCTTGTTTTTTCGACTTCTTTTTCATCCGAATAATATTCGCCATCCCTGTTAAGGATATGAAACTTTTTACCTGTATCCCACTGATATAACATAAGGTTAATTTTGCGTTCCTCTATTACATTATTATCATCATCAACAGGCATACCGTTTTCAAGGCTATCACATAGTTCCCGTGTGGCTGGGAACATGGTTTTAGTGAAATTGTAAACCCTACTTTGCATAGCCATAACATTAATAGTCCCGTCATCGTTAAATGCACTTGTAGCGTTTATGTCTCCCACTGTACCAGTAGCACGTATAACATAATACGGCAACTCACGGTTTTCGTCTTCTCTCTTTTCAAATTGTTTAACAACACACAACATAAGCAAAAAAGTTTAAAAAGTTAAAAAATGTGAACATAGAAAAGGGAACGCCATAGAGCAAAACAGCCATAGGGTGTTCCCTGCCGATACATAATACGGGGGAGTGAATCTTTGCTGGTCACCTCTCGCATCCTTTCTCCCAAAATTTTATTTTATAAAAAATTTTTTATAAATGTTAAATTATATTACAAATTTTAACATGTATATATGAAATACGATCCACATTATTATATACAGAAGATAGGGGATAGTATAGATTCGCTCCCCTATGTAGAGGTTACTGTTGATAACACTAAGATAATTGTTGTCAATATAAGAGCTGGTCGCGAACTAATTTATAAGGTGTACTTTACTAATTTCAGTAAAGAGATTTCCAGCTGGTATCATGATATGAGTACAGATGAAATAGTAATATTTCACTGTTGTGAACACTATGTAAATAGGTTTAATGAAAGATATCTCAGAAGATGTAAAAGAGATGATATAGGTAGAATTAGGATATTCGCCAAACGAATAGCTAAGGCACAGTTAGTTGACCAATCTATCGCAGTAGATCCTAGTAAGAGATTGATAAATATAATAAAGATTAAAGCAAAAGGGGAATACCGGCATCTGCATTTTATAACCTGTTATCAGAGTAAGGAGAAGGTAAAGAAATTATTATCTTAAAAAATGTTAAATTTTGTGTGTTAAATAGCCATAATTGTTCTTAATAAATGTTAAAAAGTTAATATAAAAGGGAACCTAAGTAGTGTTTTATACGTTACTGTCTATACAGTTAAAGACAGTTTAAGACAGATTAGACAGTATTAATAGTCCTTACTTTAGATAATGTCTTTACTTAGTTAAAGTATATATAATACGCATTATGGGAAAGAGAAAAGTAGTTAATGAAATAGAGGCATACTCAGGTATGTACATAAATCATAATAGAAACACTTATCAATTAGTACAAACAGATACTTCTCAGAAGTATTGTAAAGGTTGTGCTTTATATAATAATAGCTGTCCAGATAGAATTGTACAATTGTGTAGACAGGGTTATATACTTAGAAAGATAGAGTTATAATGAAAGAAGAATTCTGGATAGGCTTGATAATTGGTGGTGGTATAGTACATGCAATATATCAGGTTATACTAAACTTTAAGAAGTATGCCAACAAAAGAAAATAAAGTAGTAGAGATTCTAGGTAAGAAATTTGAAGTAGTTAAGACAGACAATGGTAGTTGTGATGGCTGTTATTTCTATACCAGACATTGTGTCCCAAAGGCTTTAAGGAATTGTATTTGGGGTGGAAACATACTGAAATTAATAGAACAAAGATAAAATTTATACGTTATAAAATATATGGAAGATAAAGTACTTGAAACAGTAGTTAACGGTTTAGAATATACTCCTCTGCAGGATATCTTAGTTAAACCTCTTGCACCTATTATGTTAAAGAAAGAAGTTACTGAAGCAGTTGGTACAGGTGAGAAAGACGTAGACGGTTATGAGAAGTTTGATACTAAGACTGAAGTAAAAGAAGTTGAATCAGAGTGGAGAACCGGTATCGTACTTGCAATTGGGTCTAATCTAGACTCTACTCTCCTCAAATTTGAAGTAGGAGATACTATTGTATTTAATAAGAAATTTGCTAAAGACTTTGATTTATTCAAAGATAGTATGCTGGTAAAATCTTATGATTGTGTTGCAAAGAAAGTTAAGAAATAAGTATTAATGCGTATTAATAGTTGTTGTGGGGCTAGGTCTGCGGATCTAGCCTTTTTTATTGCATTAAGTTAAATAGTTAACAAATGTTAAAATATAGTTACCTTTTTAACACTTCACGTTTATGTAATTGTAACAACTATTAAGACAATTAAAAATAATAATTATTATGGTACAGTATAAAGTAGTAAAAGAGTTTGCTTGTGGTAAGAAAGGTGATATCCTTACTTGGAATGATGAAACAGAAATGTTTGAGTTCTATTTTAAAGACGAAACGAGTGAACGTGCTTTGTTTATGGATAAAGATACTTGTGATGAATATGTTGATGAGGGCTATCTCATTGTACTCGATGATGAGGATGAATGTAGCTGTGACGATACTTTGTTGGAAGAGATGTCAGACAAGCTTGATACAATTGCCAATACGATTGATAATCTCTTAGAACAGTACGAAACAGATCACAAGAAACTCGAAGAGGCTTATAATAATCAAGAAGTACCTACTTGTGTTAAGGTAGAAGCTGATACAGTTTATTATAACCTTACTAAAGTATTAAACAAGATTAAAGATATTATTAATGAATAAACTCGTAATAGGGATCCGAATAAATGAACAAATTAGTTAAAACAGTTAAGAAAACGGATCTTTATCGAGAATTCCTCAGATCGCTTGATGGCGTACTTTAGCTTACTGACAGGGAGCAGGATATAATGGTATTACTCATTGAATTAGATATTAATACTCCAAAGCTCCCTGGTTACAGTAAGAATGTTATAAGTACAGAAAACAGACGTTATCTAAAAGCCGCAACAGGCATTACAGGTGATAATCTAAGTAGATATATAGGAAGATTAAGAGATAAAGGTCTGATTGTTAAGGGTAAAGCAGATGATGAATGGATGGTTAATCCTGCTTTGATACCTGAAGTGATTGGAGATAGAGTACAAATTACTATCGTATTACGACTAGACAGAGAATAATATGAATATGGAATATATGTCAATTAAACCAGGTTCTATCCTATTACAAAGAGATTACAATTGGATAGTAAAACTCTGGTACAAGATTAGAAAGAAGAATCTTAAGTATAATAAGTTTATTATATTTACAGATGATTGTGATCTAGTTAGTATTCAAGGTGAGCGTAAAGATGCAGTAGTAGCAGAACCTAAGAAGGCTTATAGTAAAAAGGAACTTAAGAGATTGAATACTATTGTTGATTCTAGTAAGGAAGAAGGTGATTGGTTGTCTTCTAATAAAGCTACAGTAGCAGATCTATTTACAGCTATTAATTGTGTTAGACCTGATACCTTTGAGAATACTAAGGATTTGGATGCTTTCCTTGATAATAAGTATTACACTATTAAGGATTTAGCTGATGAACAAAACTGGAGTGAATATATTTATTGAGTTAAGTAAGAAGTATAACCTACCTACTTAGGTAATAAAAACAATATGTACTCACCCATTCCTGTTTGCTAACAGGAAAATAAGCTAGAGAGATGAAAAACCCTTAATGTTTACTTACTTAGGTAAGATAAAGATAAAGAAGAATCATGAGAGATAGAAAGATAATTAGACTGACAAAGATACCAGAGATTGACATAGTTACAGAATTAATTGAGTATATGGTATACTTTAAACTATCGTATCCTACTGGTAATAAAGATACTTGTGAAGTATAGTTAAATGATGTCTCTAATGAAATCATAACTCCTAGCGTTACTTATAAAATGACAGATGATGTTTACTTATATCTGTATTTACTTAGTAATAAAGCGGTAGCAAACATATATAAAGCAATAAAAGATGATTAGAAAGTATGATTTAGACCTTTATCCCATGTCATTGTATATCGGTACAATATCTGACTTTTACAATAGTAAGAAGAGATTCAAGTTCTATGGAACTGTACAAGATATGTTGATTGATGATGATGGCATACCAGCAGATCCAATGGGTTCAGCAGCAACTACCTTCTTAGTAAAGGAAAGAAAAAGTGGTTATAAAGGAGTTATAACTTTCCTAGATGAAGATAGCAATGGAGCTATAAGTGAGTTTCTATTCAATACAATTGCACATGAGTCAACACATATTACTGATGCAATATGGCAATTAATTGGAGCTCGTGCAGAATCTTTTGATGAAAGAAACGAACCTTACGCATATTTAGTAGGATGGGTAGCCGGTAAGATAGGTCAATACATGATAGACTATATAAGAGATAATGAATAAAATAGATAAAGAAACCTCTCTACACTTACTTAAGCTAGAGAGAGAAAACTCTAAGGAAGCCCCCGAAATCATACAGAAGTTACTAAATTCTGTAGAAAAGGCAGTTGAAGCTGATAAGATATCATACTTTGACTTTATAGAAGATATGATGAAGGGATTGGAAGAAGTATCTGACGAAGATGATTCTTCATTAGAGAAGAGAGAAAAAGTAGTTAACGATATCTGTCAAAAGTTGATTGATAAATATGAAACAGGGGATAAAGAATGACTTTAAAGATAATAAACTCAGATGGGATTTATTGCCTCTAGAAGAATTAGAAGATATCGTTAAAGTATATACCGAAGGATCAAAGAAGTACGGAGTCAATACTTGGCAGTTACTTAAAGATGGTTACTCTAGATATAAAGCCGCATTATTCAGACATCTTGTGTTATTCGAAAAGGGAGAAGAGATGGACAACGAAACCGGTTGTAGACATCTTGCACAGGTAGCTTGGAATGCTATAGCAATGCTCTACTGTAGTAAGCACGGAGAAACTCAGGAATCCTTAATTGACAAACTCAATAACCGCATATCTAAGAAGATTGATGATTGCAATAGCTTATTAGATATACTCGATATAGATAGTATGATTTCTGAAAAGGAACATAAAAATAGAGAAAATATTGAGGAGTGTCAAAAAAAGGAAGAATCTGAGATAAGAGAAAAGCTTGATAATTTAGGGCATGAGCTAAGCAATAGAACTTACAATCGCTATAATATCAAAGCTGAATATATATGCAGAAATAATGACGGAAATTACGATGTATATTATGACATTAGCTCATTAGGAGATATACAGAAAGATATATTTGGAATTAATATTGATAAAGATGTAATACCTTGTGTACATTTTACAGGTAGTACAGATTTTCATACGCTAAATATATTAGTTAATAATTTGATAAGGAGATATGAAGATGAACATAACAAAGGAAAGTTTGGAACAGGAAATGGAGATTTATCAAAGAATGATAGAGAAGTATCAAATGGATCCAGAATATGTAAATCCTAATTGCTCTGAGAAACAAGCTAGAGTAATACTAGTACGATTACAAAAAGAATATTATACAAGTTATAGAATAGATTAATATGGAAACTATAATTGGAAAAAACTTAAACTTTACATTAATAGGAGATTCGTTTGAAGATCTTAAGTATAAAAGTGAACGATCATGTTATGAACTTAGTGATATTAGAATCGCTGAGGATGATGGTAGAATTATCATTGATGAGACAACTAATAATGGCGTAGGAGGATATATCCCTTATAAGAAAGGACAAATTATCGGTGTAATTCGTAATTGGGAAGGTGAATACATCAAACGTCCTATTGTATTTGATTCACCTGAATTATTAGCCGTAATACTTGAGATTAAAGAACAAGCAGCAGCATATAAAGAAGAGCAATTGGGAAAAAGATGAACCTTGTGAATGTAAAGAACCTTGTTCTAATTTAATTTAAAAAGAGTATAAAAGAGACTATTAATGAAATTATTTGATATTCTAGGTGGTAATGTAACAATACACGAAGATGCATTAGCTATTCCAGCATTTAAGAAAATATGGGAAAAAGACAAGGCTGATAAACAACATGCTATAGCAGTTATCAGTTATATAGTCTTTAAGAATAAATGGGATAGTCCATATGTACTTAGTATGACCGAGGATATCTTAGAAGAAGCATTAAAGAAAGAATTTTTCCCAGAAGGTTATCAACTTACTCCAGATGAACTAATAGCTGAAGATACATTTAAGAGATTACAATATACTCGTACTCTTGCAATGTTAAATAGTATTAGACTCAAACTAGATACTTTTACTCAATACTATCACGATAGTCTTGAAGAGGAACTAGATGAAAAGAAGATAGAGAAATACTTAGCAGGATTTGCTAAAGTAAAAGATACATATGTTACTCTAGACTTCTTGGAAAAAGCAGTTAAAGCTGGAGAAATGGATACTACTAGGGTTAAAGGTGATGCTAAGATTAATCCTTTCGAATTACCCACTGGTGTTAGAAAATAACACTGCAAAGATACAAAAAAATAACACTATCGTTTAGATAAACAAATTTAAGAGATTATGAAAAAGACTAATGAACTGCCAGACATAATAGTAGATCTGACAGATGATAATAAGACAGTAGAAGAAGCAATTGCAGAATGTGAAGCTGCACGCCAGGTAATTAAGCCTTGGTATAAAAGAATTACCAAACGTATCAAAGGTTGGTTTAAGAAATAAGGTTAAAACATATTCAATCAGCGACGTTACGTGGCGCGTCTAAAAAGAAGCCACGTCTTACTGCCCTATGGTGTAATGGCTAGCACAGGAGGCTCTAACCCTCTTAGTCTGGGTTCGAATCCTAGTGGGGCTACCAATAACTAACTGAAGTATGGCGCGCATACAACGTAACTACCTAAGTCACTTACTGAGTAATTAACAGTAAACACAGCTAATGAAGGTCCGAATCGTAAGTCGGCCAGTTCCTAGGGTCTGGTATAACCTAGAGAGCTATTTCTAGTGCTTTTTGCACTAATTTTAAATTTTTTCATAAAAATGTTTTAAGGTTTGAAGAGAAGGGGTCCGTTGTGAAACGTGCCCCTTTTATTATAGTTAAACATGGTCGATTTTAACAAAAGGATATTAAATAGTAATAAATTTAGAAAGCCAGCACTATAGTTTATAGCAACTGGCTCATATTGTCCGTACCCTAAAGGTACGGCTGAATATATGCGTTTCTGGCAGGAAGAGTAGCAGAAATGTATTAATGGTTATACTGCTGATGATGGAGATTTCATTAGTGGCTATAACTATTTTTATTTAAATTACTGTCCTATTTATCGTTAGGTTAATCGTATAGTGGATGGTAAGAATAAATCAGAACACATTGTTACATTCCCTGATTTCTGGGATTATGACTATTACTACTTCCAATGTGTAGAACAATGCAAAGAAGAGGGTAAACATTTGTGTGTATTGAAATCCAGACGTAAGGGTTACTCATACAAATGTGCTGCTATGCTATGTCGTAATTACTATTTAATGCCTGATTCTAAGTCATATGTATATGCATCTAATAAATAGTATTTGACAGATGATGGTACTCTTACTAAAGCTTGGGGTTACATGGACTTTATTGACGAACATACTGCATGGAGTAAAAAGAGATCTGTTAGTACTCAGCTTAGACGTAGAGCAGGTATGTGGGTTACTGATGAATACGGTAATAAGATTGAAGTAGGTTATAAGTCTGAAATCATTGGAGTTACTTTGAAAGATAATCCAGACGTAGTACGTGGTAAGATTGCTAATCTTATTATGTTTGAAGAGGCCGGTTCTTTTAAAGAATTAAGTGCGGCATGGCAAATTGCTAGACCTTCTGTAGAGACAGACGGCATAGCATTTGGTACTATGATTGCATATGGTACAGGTGGTAATACGGATTCTAACTTTGCTACACTTAAAGAGATGTTTTATAAGCCAAAAGGATTTAATTGCCTCGAACTTAATAACATCTGGGATGAAGCAGTAGACAACACTAAATGCGGATTCTTTATACCTTAGTATGCCAACATGGATATACGTGACGATAAAGGTAATCGTCTGTATATGGATAATGATGGTAATACTCTGACCTATAAAGCAAGGGAGTATATACTGTCCGAAAGAAAGATAGTTATTGAGAATTCTACCAATTCTGTAGCAGTAGATAGATATATTGCGGAACGTCCTATTACTCCTGCTGAAGCATGTTTGGAATTCAATGGTAACATATTTCCTAAGAAAGAACTACAAGAACAATTAGCAAGAATACGCACTAATAAGAAGTTAACCAACCATAAACAAATAGGGGATTTAATATGGGAATCTGACGGATCATTAAAGTGGATAGTAAAGAAACAAGGTGACATTACTAAATATCCATTAGGTAAAGACGATGATCCTACTGGTTCTATAGTAATATGGGAACATCCTGTAAAAGATGCTCCTATTGGTTTATACATACTTGGGGTAGACCCTTATGATCACGATTAGTCAGGTACTAATTCATTAGGTTCTACATTCGTTTATAAGCGTTTTTAGGGCTTTGAAAACTATTATGATATAATTGTAGCTGAATACACTGGAAGACCTTCTACAGCAGAAGAATATTATGAAAACTTACGTAAATTAGCGGTTTATTACAATGGTAGAATTATGTATGAAAATGAGCGCAAAGGCTTGTTTCCATATTTTACTGCTAAGCATTGTGACTACTTGTTGGCTGATTAGCCAGACATTATATCTGATATTGTTGGTAATTCTAAAGTTTAGCGTAAGAAGGGTTGCCACATGAATAAGTAGATAAAGCAATGGGGTGAAGGATTGATCAAAGACTGGCTTAATGAGGAAAAATCCCCAGGGCATAAAAACCTGCATGAGATACTGTCAGAACCGCTATTAGAAGAACTTATAGGTTACAATGATATAGGTAACTTTGACCGTGTCATGGCGTTGATGCAGGTAATGATTTATCGGGAACAACTATACAATGTAGTTGTTAAAGAGAAGAAAAAAAGTAATAGAGAACGACTATTATTCGACGGTCCTCTATTTACTTATGATAATTATAGCTATGACGATAGTTATAATCAAGTCGATGAAGATGTATATACATTTAATTAACAGAATATGATAAGTAAAAATATTGGTTCATTTCCAGTATAGAAACTACCTATGTCAAAGAAGACAAAGGACTGGAAAGAAGCATGCGTAAATTACATAATCGGTAAATCTGGATTTAGTAGTGGCAGTGGTAATAATGGCCGTACTAGATATGAAGAGATGTAGACATACTATGATTTATACAATAGTATCTATAATGAAAAGGATTTACTTTATGTTACTAACCCTTTTAAATAGAAAGACGGCTTCCCAGCTACTGCACAGGACTATAACATAATTAAGCCTAAAGTTGACTTATTACTCGGAGAAGAAACTAAAAGACCCTTTAATTTTAGAGTTGTACGTACTAGCGATAATGCTACTAGTGACATACAAGAGAGAGCTAAGTAGATGCTTACCGATTATATAATGGGTATGATCATGGCTAATATGGGTCCCGAAGAGGCTATGAGATTTCAGCAAGCTATATAGTCTGGAGAAATAATGCCTCCCGAATAGATTCAAAAGTATTTGAATAAAGACTATAAGGATATTGCTGAAACTACTGCATATCATAGCCTCAACTATTTAAAGAACAAACTTAATATAACCCATGAGTTCTATAAAGGGTGGAAGGATGCTTTAATTGCTGGAGAAGAGATATACTATGTAGGTATTATTAACGGCAATCCTTACTTAGAGAGAGTAAATCCTTTATACTTTAGTTATGATCAGACTGCAGATTTAGAATTTATACACGACTCAGATTGGTGCTGTCGTAAGATGATTATGTCAGCTACTGAGATATATGATAGATTCTATGACAAAATGTCTGAAAAGCAATTGAATGAGTTGCTTGAGATGATTGAAAACACTAGTAGAGGTGGTATTAATCCAGAAGTAAGAAAGACATCTTTAGACTATCCACATATTAAAACACATACTATTAATGGGTTTACTTCTAATCCATTTGAAGGTAGTGATAATATTAATGTATGGCATTGCTGTTGGAAGTCATTTAAAAAGATAGGATTCGTCACATATTAGGACCCTGAAACTGGCGAGATTGATGAATTACAAGTAGACGAATCCTATAAAGTTACAGGACTAGAAATAAATGTAGAATGGTCTTGGATTATAGAAGTGTGGGAAGGATATAGAGTGGGAGAAGATTTATATATAGGTATACAACCACTTGAATATCAACACATATCTGCAGATAACTTAAACTCTTAGAAATTACCTTATACAGGAGTAGTATATAATAATACCAATAGTTCTCCTAGATCATTAGTAAGTATGATGAAACCTTTACAATACATGTATATTGTACTCTGGTATCGTCTCGAGTTAGCTATGTCTAGAGATAAAGGTAAAGTACCAGTTATTGACGTTACTTAGATACCTAAATCTATGGGTATTGATGTAAATAAGTGGATGCATTACTTAGGAGCTTTAGGTGTTGTCTTTATTAATCCATATGAAGAGGGTTGGGATATACCTGGTCGTGAGGGAGGTAAGCCTTCGTAGTTCAATCAGTTCTAGGCATTAGATTTAAGTATGGCTAATACTATTGATTAGTATATTAATCTAATGAATAAGATTGAAGACATGGTATCTGAAATCTCAGGAGTAAGTAAACAGCGTGAGGGTTCTATTGCGTCTAATGAATTAGTAGGTAATGTAGAACGTTCTGTGGTACAATCTGCTCATATTACTGAGCCTTGGTTCTGGGTACATAATTAGGTAAAGAAAGAAGCTCTTACTATGCTTCTAGATACATCAAAAGTAGCATGGAAAGATAATAAGCGTTGTCTTCATTATATATTAGATGATGCTACTAGAGCATTTATAACACTATCTGATGAATTCTTCTATGAAGATATGGATGTATTTGTAGATGATACAACCAAGAATCAACAACAGGTAGAGGCTCTTAAACAGCTTATGCAACCTGCTATGCAGAATGGTGCTAGCTTACTTGATATTGCTGAAATTATTACTATGGACAACGTTAGTATGATTAAGCAACGTCTTGAAGAAATTGAGCAAAAGCGTATGGAGCAACAGCAACAGATGGAACAAGCTCAAGCTGAACGCGAAATGCAAATGCAACAGATGCAGAATGAGATGGAGGAAGAGAAACTTATGATCGAGGAAGCTAAGTTAGATACTGAAAATCGTAAATTAGACCTTGAAAAATATAAGATAGATACTGACGCTAATACTAAGATTGCAGTTGCTCAAATTAATGCGTATAGAGGTTCTGAGAATATGGATCAAGACGGGAATGGAATACCTGATGTAATCGAAATAGGTAAACAAGCAATTGAACAACAGAAGGTTAATTCTGATGCAGCATTTAAACGATTTGAGTTGAATAACAAGAAACGTGAAATTGAAATGAAGCGTGATGTTGAAAACAAGAAAATTCAACTTGAAAAAGATAAGATGAAGCAGGAAATAGAGTTGCAGAAATAGAAGGATGCTGAAGCATATAAAAGAGAACAACTTAAAGCTAAGACGGCATTAAAAAATAAGACTAACGCAGAAGCAGCTAGAAGTAAGAAATAATGGCGGGAGTTTAAAGGTGGTATTAAATATGCTTTAGAATATAAAGAAGGTTATATGAACAAACTTAAATGCACCTTTATACGAATAAGTAAAGAAGAATTTTGGAATAATTATGAAGATAATTAAGAATAAGTTTATACCTTTTAAAGGTTATAAATTGATAAATCTGTTTGGCATTATATTTCAGAGAAATGATGCTGTAGTTACAATGACAGATTATAACCATGAGAAAATCCATTTGAAATAGATGCAAGAAATGTTGTGGATTGGTTTCTACTTATGGTATGCTATAGAATATCTTTGTATAATGCTGTCCTGTAAATGGAATAAACAGAGTGATAGATATCACGATGTTAGCTTCGAAGAAGAAGCACACAATAATGATAAGAACCTAAACTATTGTAAAGAGCGTAAGCACTATGCGTGGTTTAAGTATTTAAAAATAGGTAGTTATAAAAGTAAAAAGGAGAAATAATTATGGCATGTGGTGGAAAGAAATCCGGCGGTAAAAAAGGAAAAGGCGGAAAAGGTAGTAAATGATTGAATTATGGATAAACAAGCATTTAAATAGAGAATGCAGAACCTAAAGTCTTACCGGGAGAATAATCCCGGTAAAGGCTATTGGGATTGGAAAGTACAAGCCTATCAGAATGGTGGCAGACATGCTTTAGGTGTTGGTTAGGTATTTGCCTCACTTGCTAATATGTTGTTCAATAAGGAAAGAAGAACACCAGCTATAGCAGCTGCTGCATATTATACTATACATCAAACTCAGAATGACCCAGTATTAGCTCCAGTTGAAGCGCCACTTGTAGAACCTATAGCAGATGCAATAAAGAGTGTAGACGAAACTCCATATGATCCAGGAGAAGTGTTTCTATTATCTCCTGAAAATCAAAAGAAGCAGATGACAAAGAATCCTAATTATAGAGTAGTAGATACTAACAGTGAGGAAGACCCCTATGGAATTGTAAGAAGAGCTGCTAACTATCACAAAGAAATTCATGGAGAAGTACCTGTGTATGAGTATATTGCTGATTCTGACACAACTATTAAAAGAAGTAATTTAATTCCAGTAGGAACATTACCTCTAGGTGAATATACTCCAGAATTACCTCATGCTGGTAGTTATAATTCTGTATTGTACTACAATGCTAGTAATGACAAACTCTATCAGAGAGCATACGATTTGAATGATTATGGCCCTACTGATACTAAGGATAAGGGAGCTTCTAGTATGTATATTGGACCAATAAGATGGTTGTCAAGACAGTTAGATAAGGCAGGTACTCCTTTTGTTCAAAGAACTGGCTTTGTACCTCTTGATGAAGGAAAATATTATAACTAGTTACCTGAATCTGCTAAAAAGAAAGTAAGAGAACGCCGTAGACTTAGAAACTCCTATGAATATGGTGGAGAGGTGAATGAGTTTCAGCGTAAGACTAGAAGAGATATAATGCAAGAGTCTTTAGTAGATGGAAGACCTGATTACAACAAGAAGTAATAGAATTCTTAATAAGAAGATGCTATGAATTAGGAGCTACTAAGAATTATTAATATGTTACAATATCCACAGTATCCAATACCTAGCTATAAGTATGGAGGGATACATATAAAGAAAAAGAATAGAGGTAAATTTACAAAGTCTGCCAAAGCCGCAGGTCAAAGTGTACAAGAACATGCACACAGTGTAATGAATAATCCAAAAGCCTCTACTCTATAGAGACGCAGAGCTAATTTTGCTATTCAGGCTAAGAAGTGGGCTAAGAAGAGAAAAAAGAAATAAATCTAATTATTAAATAATTATGGAAAATAAGAACACATTAAATGGTTTTGAGGCTATTCTTGAAAGCCTTAATCCTAATGTAGGTGCTAATAAAACTAAAGAGATTGATAATATTGATAATGAATTTGATGCAGTTGAAGAGCTGACAGATGAGGAGTTGGAAGCACTACGAGGTAAAACAAGTAAGAAATCTACAAATAACAAAGAAGATGAAGAAGAGGAAGAAGATGATGTAGATGGCAAAGGTGAAGAAGACGACGACATTGAAACTAATGAGCCTTCAAAAACTAAGAAGTCTAGTAAGAAGACAACTAAGACTGACAAGGATAATGACACTGTGGATGAAAAAGGAGAGGAGGATGATATAGATTCCGATGATGGAACTACTTCCGAAGAACTAATCGTTAACTTCTTTGATTCATTGTCTGAACAGTTAGGTTGGTCTGATGTAGAAGATGAAGATAAGCCTAAGACTGCAGAAGACCTTATTGAATATTTTAAAGATGTAATTGAAGAAAACTCTGTACCTCAGTATGCTAGTGAGGAAGTAGAGAAACTTGATGAATTTGTACGTAATGGAGGTAACCTTAAAGATTATTTTAGTATTGACGCTGATATTGATCTTGACAATATCGAGGTGGAGGATAACGAAATAAATCAGAAATTAGTTGTAAAGGAGTTTTTGAAAGAGAAAGGCTTCTCTGCTAAACAGATTGATAAGAAGATTACTAAGTATGAAGATGCTGGTATTCTTGAAGATGAAGCTGTGGATGCATTAGAGGCTCTTAAAGACATCAAAGCTGAAAGGAAGGAAAAGCTATTAGAGGAGCAACAAAAGTCTGCTAGAGAGGCTTAGAAGCAGCAACAGACATTCTTTAATAACGTTGTCTCTGAAATAAAAGGCATGGATAGCATTTATGGTATTGAAATTCCAGAAAAAGACAAACGAGCTTTGTTGGAATATATATTTAAACCTGATGCAGAAGGTGTTACCAAGTATCAGAAAGATTATGCTAAAAGCCTTAAGAATTTGATTACTTCCGCTTACTTTACTATGAAGGGTGATAGTTTGATTACTATTGCAAAGCAGAAAGGTAAGAAAGACGCTCTAGATAATTTCAAAAATAGTTTGAGAGGAAGTGGAGTTACTAAGAAGTCTAGGAAGCAAGTTATAAACAATGACAGTACCTCAACTATTTGGGATACTTTTGCACGACAACTACGTGTCGCATAATAAAATTAAAACAAATAAATTAAATTACTAGTATTTTTATGGATAACAGTATTCTTAACAATCTGCAACTATACAAAGGTAAGTGGTTTTCTGACCTGATTGATACTGCGAAGATTTCTGTAGCTTCTCAGTAGAATCCGTATCAGGTTTCTACCATTCTGTCTTATGTATTCGGTACTAAAGATAGCGGCTATAGCACTTCTTTGGATATGTTGACAGGTGGTCTTGGCAACGTTATGACTATCGATCAGCCTTCATTTGAATGGTCTGTAATGATCGATGCTGACCGTGCCGTAACAATTAGAGACGCTAAATGGAATGGCGCAGCTATTACTCCTACTTCTACTGCAGGTTTGGGTAACACACCTATTATGTTGTGGTTGGAAGATAACTGGTTTGGTCCTGGTGCTATTCTTGAGTTTGATAACAAGGAATTCCAAGTACGTGTATCTGGCGCACCTTATCAAGATGGAAATCTGTGGGTATATACTTGTTTTGTAGCCGATGGTCAACCTTCATCTTATATCCCTGCTGAATATCTTGAAGCTGGAAAGCAGGTTTCTCGTCTTGCTTCTGCATACGAGGAATACAGTGAAGAGGGTGATATCTTGAACTATAACACTCACTTCAAGATGCGTAACTACCTTACTACGATTCGTATTAACTACGATATCACTGGTTCTGCCTATTCTACTGTAATGGCTATTGCTCTGAAAGATCCTGCAACTGGTAAGACTTCTTACTTGTGGGCTGATTATCAGGAATGGAAAGCTTTACGTGAATGGTATAAGAGATGTGAACGTATGTTGGTTTACATGAAGACTAATGTAAACAAAGACGGTTCTTGTAATTTGAAGGGTACTAACGGCCGTCCGGTATTTATCGGTGCTGGTTTGTTGGAACAGATTGCTCCGTCTAACAGACGTTATTACACTCGTTTAACTGGTGAAATGTTGGAAGACTTCTTGTTCGATCTGTCTTACAACTGTCTTGGTACTAACGAACGTAAGTTTGTTGCCTTGACTGGTGAAATGGGTATGCGTGAGTTTGACCGTATCTTGAAAGAGAAGGTAGCTACTATGAACTTAACGGATACAGTATTTGTAACTGGTTCTGGTGATAACCTTACTTTTGGTGGTCAGTTCAAGACTTACAAAATGACCAACGGTATCGAGTTGACTCTGAAGTACTTCCCGCTGTATGACGATACTACTTATAACCGTGAATTGCATCCGGTAACCTTGAAACCGAAGGAATCATATCGTATGACTTTCTTGGATCTTGGTCGTCGTGATGGTGAAGCTAACATCGTTAAAGTAGTACGTAAAGATCGTGAATTCGTAACTTGGTATACTGGTGGTGCTGTAGCTCCGAATGGTTATGCTAAGTCTAAAGATACTCTGAGATCTAACGGTAAAGACGGTTACACCGTATTCTTCCTTGGTGAAATGGGTATCATGTTGCGTGATCCTCGTGCTTGTGGAGAGCTCATTTTGGAGTAAGTCGAACATTAATTTAAGTTAAATTAACCTATTCTCGAGTAACTTTTTTATATTTTGTATATTTAATATAATATAACTAATAATTATATTGTATGAAAAATAATGACGTATACAAAATCACTAATAAAGTTACAGGAAAAGTTTATATAGGAATAACAAATCAGGGCGCCGGTGCAAGATATCGCCATCATTGGTATGAAGCTCGTACCGGCGAACCTGCTCCTATCCATCGCTCAATGGCTAAATACGGAGAGGAAAACTTCACATTAGAAATAATTGATTTTGCCGAAACGTATGAGGAGTTGAAAGAGAAAGAAAAGTACTGGATTAAACAGTATGATTCTATGAATAGAGAGAAGGGTTATAACTTAACGGAAGGCGGAGACGGCACATTTGGTAGACTGCATTCTGAAGAAACTAAAGAAAAAATGCGTCAAAAAGCTATTGGCAGAAAAGCATCTGAAGAGACTAAGAAGAAAATGTCTGAGATGCGAAAAGGTAAAACTACGGAAAAGTTACACAACCATATAATGAATTTAGTTGAGAAGTGTCAACAACCTGTAGCTGTACTTGACGCAAATAATAATATTATTAATGTATTTAGATCTAAAGCAGATTGTGCTAGATTTTATAATACTACAATAACTTTAGTTAGAACTTACAGCGAACCAGAGATTCCGAAACTTTGGAAAAAACAAAATGTTTACATTAGAAAGATAACGTTAGAAGAATATAACAACCATTCTCTAGACGTTGCCGCTTAATAACAGGATAAATCTAATACATTGTATTATGGAAGTAATCGTTAGAATAGTTAAAGTAAATCCTTGGACCGGACTTACAAAATGGCCTACAACATTTGATTATGTAGGACCTTACTGGACTAGATCTGGTAATATCTACACTGGCTTGAGTACAGAAGATGCTCGTAGATTAGAGAAAGCCTTAAATAAAGAAGAAGGTGAGTTGTCCCCTAATAGCGATTTTTGGACTACCTTCGCAGTCAAACTTGGTAAAAGAGACTTAATACTGGATACAGATAAGCCATTGGATGAACTGCAATATTTGTTCCTTAAAGGTCACAAACGAGTAGCAGACGGATTAGCCAATATGAATCCTTCTAAAGACTATGTACTGATTAATAAAGACTCTGAAGCAGAACAAGCTAATCGTATCAATAAGATTAAGCGTGAAGCATATAGAGAATTAGATAAAATGTCTATTGAAGATATGCGTAAGTGCTTGCGTTTATATGGTATGAAATCAGATACTATGTCAAATGAACTCGTTGAAGCTAAGCTTACTGAACAAGTTGAAACAGCACCTGATAAGTTTATGTTGAAATGGGTAAATAACCCAAATAAAGAAATTAACTTTGTCATTGAAGAAGCTATTGCTAAAAATATTATTCGTAAGAATAGAACTCAATACTTCTTTGGTACAGATCTGATTGGTAATGGTATCGATGATGTTATTGTTTACTTACAAGATAAGAAAAATCAAGACATTAAGTTAGCCATTATGAATGAAATTAAATCCAAATAATGAAGATATCTGATTTACATAAGGCATTTAAAGTTCTCATGGATAAGAATTCAGAGGCAGTCGCTTTCGGTGGCTGCCCTGCATTCCTTCCTGAAGAAATAGATTTGTTTCTTAATTAGGCTTATATAGAAGTAATATGTAATAAGTACACCGGTAACAATACTATGAAAGTAGGATTCGAAGGTGCCGTTAAGCGTATTGCTGATTTATAGAAGTTAATTAAGACAGATACTGCACAACCTTTAGTATATCCATACTCTAGCTCTAATGTTCTTACTCTATCTAATTTCTTTAAAGACAATCAAGAACTTAAGAGAATGTTCTATGTAGATTGTGTATTACACTTCAATGATGAAGTTGCTATATGTACACTTATAGATCATGAAAAGGCTAAAGGATTCTTATAGACATATAATAATATGCCTTGGATAGAAACCCCTGTAGCAGTATTAGAAGATAATACACTGAAGATATATATAGATCCTATACGTATGTCTGCTGATACTTATACTGCTGATATTACTTATATTAAGTATCCTCAGAACATAAGCTATACAGACTACAATAAGGATATCACTGAGGTTCCTGATTACATATTAAATGAGGTAATTGATAGAGCTGTAGAAATAGCACTAGAGACTATAGAATCTCAGAGAACACAGACTAAAGTACAACTTGATAGCTTGAATGAATAATGAGTCCACGTGAAATGCAAATAGAGGTAGAAAGAAGACTATAGCTGATTAGTCCTACATTAGCTATTGATAATAAACTACCATCTGATACTATATTATCATTTATTAATGAAGCTGTCGATAAGTTCTGGAAGACTAGATATTCAGGTATCAATTTCAAACAAAGAGGCTTCGAGTAGGACTAGAAACGTACTGATGATTTACGTACTTTGGTTACAAAGCACACTTATAAAGATATTGGCATTACTAAGGTTAATCAAGAAACCTATACAGTTACCTTACCTGACGATTATGTAATACTATTGGGTGATACAGCAGGTATAGCTCCTGCAGATGGTATTACTAATGATTGTTGGGAGAAAGATTCTGAAGGTAACTATAAAGTTAAGTATAGTGATACTATAGAAGGTACTATTGAAACTGTAGACAGAATCAAAGAGAATTCATTATCAGAGTATCATCTAAAGTATACTAAAGCTAAACCTATTAAACTCATGTAGGATAATACTATTACTTTATATACTGATGGACAATATAAAGTAGCTGAGTATACTATTGAGTATTTAAAGAGACCTAGTAAAGTAACATTAGTAGGTACACCTACAGATGAATACACAGACCTTCCTGTTCATACTCACATGGAAATTGTAAAGATGGCTGTGCAACTTATATTAGGTACTTTACCAAACTATAATGTTTATTCCAACGAAGTAAATACAATGGAATAACATAACAAGAAAGCGCTTACTAACGTGGAAATCTGAAATAAGGAAAGTAGAAAGTAAGCGGATTTAGACTAAGCGCTTAATATGTCTAATTAATAATTTATTTAAAACTATGATTCAAAGCGTTCATTCCGTATTGATCGGAAAGACTTGCCCTGCATCTTACACTACTGTAGATGATCTGGCTGTTGGTGACGTAGCATTATTTGATGAAAACAAAGCTCTGCTTAAAACAGCTGCCGCTGCTGCATCCGCTAACTCTTTGTACGTTGGTGTAGCTGGCCCTAAAATCAACGTTACTATGCCTAATGGCTCTGTAGCTCAGAAAGCTAATATTGATTTCTCTAATGAAATTCAGAAAGATTCTAAGCCGTCTGCAGTTATTGGTGCTCACGTTGAACCGGTTGAAGAAAAGATCGTAATTACTCTGACAGATGCTACTATCGTAGCTGGTAACCGTTATGTATTGCGTATCGTTTATAAAGACCTGTATGAAGCTGCTTGGCAGTTTACTCATTCTTATGAAGTATATGCTGAAAGTGCAACTGCTTCTGACTTGGCTGCTGCTATCGTAAAGAAGATTAATGCTCACAAGAACCGTCGTGTACAGGCTTCTGCTAGTGCTGCAGTTATCACTCTGAATGCTATGCCTAAGGATGATAATGAAGGTATTTATTCTCTGAATGAATACTCTGTAGTAGATATGGAAGTATCTCTGTATCATACTGTTCCTGGTGCATTGCTTGCTAATCAGCCGAAAGCTGTATCTGGTGCTACTATTGCTAAGACTCCAGGTAATCCTGGTAAAGGTTATTGGAAACAAGTACGTGATGCTGAAGTACGTAACATGGGTTACAAGGGCCACGTATTTACTGGAGCTTATCCTGAAGTAGAACAGGCACGTAAGGTAGTTGAAGGTACTTCTTATGACTATGCAGTAATTGAAAATGATAACCTGTATCTGAGTAATGACAACCAATATATTAAGACTACTCCGTTGACTACGGAAGTATACTGTCCTCGTATGGTTAATTCTATCGTTGATAAAGGTATTCGGTCATTTATCAAAGGTGAAACTGTAGCATAATAAAAACAGTATTTCAGTGTGCTGACAAGGGCTATGGGGCTAAATAGCCCTGTAGCCTTTTTTTATTTAAAAGTATTAATATGAAGATAACTGGTATAACAATAGTAAAACACAACATAGTAGTAGAATTAGATACAAAGATACCTGATTCAGTAGATTCTAATTTGTATTTATACATAGACACACTGAATAACTATTCTAACAGGAGTTCAGTAAATCCTGATAAGCATTCATATAGATTATTAGTATTAGGTACAGACTATAGCTCTGATGTAAAGATTGACGAATAGAGATTATCTATAGTAATAGATTCTAATAAATTAGAAAATATGTGTATGAGTGCGTTTATTGCTACTATAGATAATTCAAGTCAATTCTTTTTCAATCAAGCTGATATATATTATAAAGAAGTAGAATTACTATGTAAGAACTGTAGTACTTGTTTAGATGATCAGCAAATAGATAGAATGATATTGTTTTTATTGAAACAAGATCTGTTAAGTTACGCTATCAATAATAACTTAATAGACGATGCAGTACAGTATTATACAGATATAGCTAGAATGCTAAATATATGTTTAGATACTAAAACTACATTCTACAATAACCACGATTGCTTTGCTTGTAATAAAACTTGTAGAAACGGAGTTTGTTCATTATGCTAATAGATGATATATATAGAATAGGTAAAGAGTATAACTTAAAAGTTAAGTACAACTCTAATCAAGGTATACCTTGTATACGTAAATGGGTTTGTGCTAATCATATTGCTCGTCTATTAGAAAGTGATTTAAAGTTTACAGATGAACAAATAGATTGTCTTAGAGCATTGATAAGCAAGTTAGTACATCCTTTGGATGAAATGTGGAAGGATACTTCAGAAACTGATGATAAAGCAATACTGCTAGAACAAAGTTTAGGAGTAGATTTAGGTATAAAAACATTCTATGACGAACTTTTAATTTGTGAAAAATGACTCCATTAGAAGAACAAGTACAGAAAAATACCACATCTATTAAGACTATATCAGATAGTCTAATATAGTATGCTAAAGATACAGACTTAGATAAGTCTAATGAAAATATATCAGCTAATACATCTGATATAGAAGAATTACGTAATAATATAGGCAGTCTACAAACTCAAATTAATCTATAGAATCGTATTGAGTAGATGAAGGATACTAATATAGTAGATGCTGCTAAACTAGACTTACTTCAATATGATGGTAAAAGATGGTCAAATATTGCCGCTAATAAGGTAGTAACTGGCTTACTTGGTAAATTAGTTGATTTACAAGATGTATCTATTAATAATTTACGTAATGACAACGCATTAGCATGGGATAGTGAATTATAGAAGTGGACTAATAAGAACCTGAATACAGAGATATATGATGATGTATTCTTAAGTAAGATTAAACCTGATTCTACTGCTTATGAAGTGTGGTTTAAAGAATCAGCAATATTTGGTCAAGAAGGTTTCGCATCAGGTCTTACTGGTTTTGGTGGTAAGATTGATAAGTACGGTCATGCTGAATTTGATAGTCTTACTTTACGTAGATTCCTTGAAGTACCTGAATTGAGATATAATCGTGTAGAGATTCAATTAGGAGATAAGTGGAATGCTCCTGGCGCAGGTGTAATAGAAAGTGTAGAACAAACAGATGAATATTCAGGTGTTATTACACTGAAACTAGAAGAAGGAGAATACGGGGCTGTATCAATGGGTGACTTATGTATGGGTATATATCATTCAGAGAAGACAGATGAAAATGCTGAACACGATGAAGATGATGGTAGAGGTAATAGAAAGTTTGCGGGTTTCTATACTGTTTACTTTGAAGTTACTAACATACTAGATGCACAAAATAAGAAATTTGGTTACAAGCTTAGGCCAGTAGATGATTATTGGAATATGACGTTTCACCCATGTGCTCAAATGAACTTTGTTGCATATGGTAATAAAACTAATGTAGATCGCCAAACATCTTGTTACTCAACTCGTACTTATACACGTTACTTAGTAAACTAGAATACTTGGGATTAGAAGGCTAAGAATATTGCAATGCAATTTGGTAATCTTGATAATCTCAATATGTTTGGTTACGATATGAGAGGATATTCGGCATATCTTAATTCAGTATACTTTACCGGTACTATTACTCAAGTAAAGCCAAATGGAGAAGAGATAAGATATGCTAATGATAGAGGACCTTGGGAACCAGACACTCACTATGACTATTATGATAGAGTAAGTGTATTAGGTTACTTATGGTTATGTGTTAATATAAACGGTACCGATACTAAACCTAGCGATAGTAATCCGGATTGGTTAATGCAGGTATCTAAAGGTGATACAGGAGAAGGTTTAATAGTACGTAGGTCTGAATGGTGGCCTGGTAGACTATATTGCAATGAAAGTGAAGTATCTCCAACAGTACAACCATTGAGGTACTTAGATATTGCTTTAATTAAAGATTTAGGAACCTCTACAGGTTATAAGGCATACAAATGTATATCTACTATAGATAGAGGTCAGGGACAAGGTAAACATTTATCTTCTAGCGATAATCAACCTGGTACTGCTGGTGGAGCTGAATATTGGGAAGAATTAGCTTAGAATGTAGCTAGTATTTATACTGATTTGATTATAGCTAAAAATGCTAAATTAGACTTTATTACTGGTAACTCATTAAGAGTTGGTTATCAAACTGGTAATACATCTAATGATTTCCATGTAGTAGCTGGTATTACTGGTGAAGGTGGAAATGACAATAACTCTGTAAGAATATGGGCCGGTACTACTGAAGAAAATAGATCTAAAGCTCCATTTTCAGTTAGACAAGATGGTAGAATGGTAGCTAATAACGCATCCATAAGGGGAGAAATAGAAGCATTATCTGGTACTATTTAGTCACTTGAAATTACAGGTGTGCTATTTGGTGGTACAGAGACAAACGGAATGAAGCTGTTCTCTAGTTATATAAAGTTTAAGGAAGGTGAAAGAGAAGCATTAATAGGTACTCCTAATTCTTTAGGTTATTCATACTTTGGTTCTTTTAAAAGTAATGCTAATGATTTTAGTACTGCATAGATAAATGATGGTCTGTACTTTGATATTACTGGCAGTTTAATTCGTAATATGGCAATATACGGCTCGGGAAGTTTATCATTATATGGAGATGTGGTAGGTTATAAATTTGCTTATGCTACAGATCCTTCTGAAAATTAGATACTGTATCAATAGTATTCAAGGACTATATTTATAGGTAGTAGCGTTAGAAGTATGTTGTATGGATTACCACATCTTGATAGCGTAAAAACAAAGTTAGCCATACAAACTGTTGAATGGGCCGTTCCTGTAACATTTGTTTATAACCCACGTAGTAATCCAAAAGAATGCAATATATGGGGTAGAGGAAATAATGACAGTGATCCTAATAGACCTATATTATATGATAATAATGGTAATAGAATAGAATGGATTACTGTGAATGTAGGAGATGTTATGGATTTTCTATTAGTATATTCACAAAACAAATATTATGCAATACTTAGAAGTAGATCTATTTAATTATGAAAATAAATTTTGCACAACTGGAAGTATACACTGACATCCAAAAAACAAATAAGATTTGTATGGATGCTAGACAACAATTAGGTGAATTGATTTATGAAGTAGGTAGTGGTATTAAAGCTCATTCGTTAGCTTTAAAGATATATAATTCTGAAGATGAGCTAGAATATACAGATGAAGAAATGCAAATTATTATGCAATTTGTAAATCAATACTGTAAGCCTGCTATTATAGATGCTATTAATGCATTAAAAACAGAATAAGTAATATGATTACAAAAGGAATTAGAATAAGTCAGTTAGTCGAAAGGAAAGATCTCAATGGTAAAGAAATAATTCCTTTTCAAGATGGCATTCATAATGGTAAGTTAAGTATATAGTCCTTAATAGATTATATAGGGGATATATCTGATAGTGATTTAGAACTACAAGCTTTAATAAAAATATAGAAGTTTGTAGATACAGTATCAGAAATGGACTTACTGTTATATCAAGCTAAAGAAGGAGATATTTACTACTGCAAAGAAAATAAGAAACTATACGTTAGAAGTTTTAATAAGTGGGATATGTTAGACCCACTTACATCTAAAGTATATGTATTAGTAGGTTTAGACGAGTATAATAGAACTAATATCATACATCTTTGGGATGGTAATGATATGGTAGTTATGTCAGAAAGACTATTTATTGGAGAAGTAACTGGTACTGCGTATGATGGTGGTAAAGGTAAGCATTTAGCTGATATAGCTAATAGTTTACCTGATAACGTCATTAGAGAAGTTGCAGACTTTACTACAGATGGTTCAACTGTTACTTTCAACTATGAGTATGACGTTAAACAGGAATCAGGTTTGTTTGATGGTGATGCTCAAGGTAGTAAAACTATTCCATCAGCTACTACTAGTAATGCAGGCGTTATGTCTGCTACAGATAAAGTAAAAGTAGATAAGATAGTTACTGACGGAGATGGTAATAAGTATTTAACTGATAATGGTAATTATCAGGAATTAATAGAAGATACTACAGAAACTATAAAGACTACTGGTGCTATACCGGTTGCAGGTGGTCCGTTAGCTGACTTACTTAACAAAGCTGGTATAAACAGTATTAGTCCTGATACAAGCATGTAGGATTTATTTGTATCTTTATTTACTAAAGAATTATGGCCTACTAATCTTGTGTTCAAAGAAGGTACAGTTAGTGCAGCTATTGCAGCTCCTTCATTTACATTAAGTAATACAGGCTTAGTAGAAGTAGGTGCTACTGTTACTATTGGAAAGACTACTCTATCTGTTGCTACTATGTCTACTACAGCTAGAACATACAGTGGATTTACTTATGGTTATAGTTCTACTAATGATAATACTAAGGATTCTTCTAATACTACTATAACAGTTAATGCTAGCAACGCTGCTCTAAATTCAGTTAATTATACTATGAAGCGTACTACTAATGGTAGTGTAGAGAATGCTACTGCTAATACTAATCCTGCTTAGGTTACTTTAGATAGCAAGACATTTAAAGCTATTGAAGGTACTAATACAGTAAAAGTAGATATAACTGGGCCTACAGCTAAAGCTACATTTGCTTCTATGCCTGTATATTATGCATGTAGTAACTTAGGTAAGACTAGTGAAGAACATAAATCAGTAGCTAAAGATACTATTACTAAGACTAGCTCAACTCCTTCTAATTCCAAAACATTGAATGTTACAGGAGTATATCCTTACTATACTAATAAGGATAATATTACAACATTTGCCAAATTAGGACTGACTACTAATAAAACATTAGATGTTACATTTGTAGCTGAAACAGCAAGCAATAAACACGCATTTAAGATACCAGCTAAGTTCAATGTAACTAAGATTACGCTGTTGAATACACTTAGTGGTAAGTATGAAGACTATAGTGTTAGTAGATTCTCTGTTACTACTGGAACTATAAATGTACAAGGCACTAATGTACAATATAAAGTATATACTCGTAATGATGGAACTAACGGTTCATCTTCATTTAAAATAACATTTGCTTAATTATGAGAGATAGAGGAACATTTAATTTTAGTGGTAATCTTGAAGTAAAGAAAGATGCCCCTCTCGAAGCTAGATCGTTAGTTAACTCATATGCAGATCTAGTAAAACCAGAGACCTGGACAGATGAATAGGGAGGTATATGGAAATATGACTGTATGTTAGTTTCCTGTAAAGATAGACCTGGTAAAGTATATCAATTATCACCTGGCGCTGACTATACTAAAGAAAGTAGTTGGATACTTATAGGAGATACGTCTGAACTTAATAGTAAAGTACAATAGTTTATAAACAGCAAAGGTGCTCCAAATGGTTTGGCTTCTTTGAATGAAAGTGGTATTATTCCATCTGCTCAATTACCGTCTTATGTAGATGATGTAATAGAAGTTGATACATTTAGTAATCTACCTGGTACTGGCGAATCTGGTAAGATATATATAGTACAAAATACTAATTTAACTTATAGATGGTCAGGTACAGACTATGTAGAAATATCTAAATCATTGGCATTAGGTGAAACTAGTTCTACTGCATATCCTGGGAATAAGGGTAAAGCTACTACAGATAAACTGAATAGAATACCTGATAAACTAATTACTGATACAGTAAATGTAAATCAATCTACTACTGAAGCAGTTTTAAATTTTACTACTTATAGACAAGAAGCATAGCAAATAGGTAGAAATACTCTTACTATTACTTCAGCTACTACATCTCAAGCAGGTTTGATGTCATCGTCAGATAAAACTAAATTAGATGGTTTAAAAGATCAAGCTGGTATTACTTCTGATATTGATGCTGTATAGACTAATTTAGAAACACATATTAATAATAAGTCTAATCCTCATAAAGTTACTAAAGATCAAGTAGGATTAGGTAACGTAGATAATACTTCTGATGCTAATAAGCCTATATCTAATGCTACACAAACTGCTCTTAATGGTAAATTTAGTGCTACAGATGGTAATGCTTTAAAGTAGAGAGTAGATAATATACCTGAATTGGTAGCTACCGATATTACTGTTGATAGTGATAACGATAGTGTAAATATATCTTTAGATAAGACGTCTATTGTAGACGGAAAATTATCAGGAACAACTATAAACATTAATTCTGCAACAGCTAGTAAAGCTGGTATACTTGTACCTACTGATAAAAGCAAAATAGATAAGATTATTACCAATGGTAATGGTACTAAATACTTATCTGATAATGGTACTTATAAAGAAGTACAAGGTGGCAATGTAGACATTGAGTCTTTAAAGAAATATGTCGATGACAGTATTTCAAGCGCTCGTAGTATTGGCTACATGATGCAGCTTACAGAAATTGACGCTTCCGGGTTGGATGAGAATACGTGGTATCCGGTTACGATTGCTGCTGGAGAAAGAAAGAATATACGAGTAGAAGTGTTGGTATCCTTAGATAGCGGTACAAAACCATCTTGGTCTACGCATGAACGTGGGTTTAGTGTTCGCAAAATTTGGGAGTTTGCTCCGTATGCTTGGGGAGTTAATAGTAGAGCGATTTTTAGGGTATACTTATCTGATTTTAATTTAGCCGAAATAGACCCTGTAAGAGGTTTATCTAATTTAAGTCATTTTGATATATGCTATGTTTATGTACGAGGTGGTGGTAAATACCATTTTTATGTTTCTCATGAAGCAAATGTTATTCTTCATACTGACACATATCAACCGGGTGATCAAACTATTAGTCCAACTACTGATATTCCTGATCCAATATATGAAATAGATTTAGATAATTATGGTAAAGTAATAGATGTTCCTAATGGTTCATATTTAACTATAAATAAAAACGTAACAGGTACAGAAGCAATAGAATTTATAAATAACATTTTTGGATCTACAGATAGACTGAAAGAAGTAGTTATGGATATAATTGATAATCACTAGAAATATTCATTTCACAGTTATGCCTCAAATGGTAATTGCCTTGAAGTCAGCAATGTATATGCTTATTACGAATATTCAAAAGAAGAGTACAATCTTCAATATAATGTTAGTTATTATACTAATGATGGACCAGTTTCTAAACGTACGGCATTTAAGTTAATGCCTAATAATGAAGACTGCGTAGCTATTTCAGAAGATTTACTTCCAGATTGGCATAGTATCAAAAATGTATTAAACAATGGTAATGAATTCAACTTTGCAGATGGAGAAGTAGGTGAACGGGTATGGTTAAATTATAGATCTCGTAGTGGTAACACTGTATCTGCTGGAAAACTATATATTGGTGACGGTCAAGCGACCGGAGGTTTTGCAGAAGTGCATGCATCTGGATTCTTTAAAGAATCTGACATTAGATTAAAGTCTGATATAGCTCCTTTAAAGCATACGTTAGATCAAATATGTAACATACCTACCGTAGAGTTCAATATGCACGATAAACATCAAATAGGTACTATTGCATAGGATTTAGAGAATAATTTTGCAGAAGTAGTTAATACTGATAGTGATGGTATGAAATCTGTAGACTATTGTATGTTAGGAGTAGTAGCTATTGAAGGTATTAAGTTACTTAAGTAGGAAGTAGAAGATTTAAAGAAACAAATAGAGGAGTTGAAGAATGGAAAACAAAACAATTGATATTGAACCTAGAGCTGCTGTAGAGATGCAGACTTGGGAAAATATTTATGATAGAGTACCATCTCAATATAAACAATATGTAAGTTATCCTACTACAACTATGCAAGAATGTCCTTCTAAAGCAGATATAAATAGTAAACTTACGCATGCTTGTGCTACAGATTCTAAAGAATTAGCTGACTACAGTTCTATTACGTTAAACTTCTCTGAAAGAGATGAGTTAACGTCAGATTCATTAGCTGAAAATTGGGTACACAATAGTACTACACAAAGAGATATTCAATTGAAATACGGTACTACTATACTGCTTAATTAGTTCGCTATACACCAAAATATTCAAGATTATACTGGTGATTACGTTCCTAAAATTACAGGATAGTCACAATACTTTGAAGTGTTGTACTTAGATAGAGGAATACTACGTGTAAGACCTTTATATAATAATTAGACAAACATGATGAGAACTTGCACAGTAGCTGTAACTGCTATGGGTAAAACTACATATATATATCTGTCACAAGACGCAAATCCTTTTAGCTAAATAAATTACTATGGAACCTACAAACGAATTAATTACAAAGTCAGAAGCTTATGCAGAAGGATTCAGTGTTGTACCTAACAATGAATGTATGACAAAAGCTGAGTTTGTTGCTAATCTGCCAACCCCCCCCCATTTCTCATATGACTTTCCATTGGGAAATAAAAGGAGCATTGTAATAATAAATGGTAGCACTGCATCTAAAACTATACAGATAAATGATGATACAGTAGTACTTAATCCTAAAGATGTATGGACAAAATCTTATTATGACACTACTCCAATAGATGTAATTACACAAACAAATTTAGAATTCAGAATGATTCATTCAGAAGGTAATTCTAAAAACAATGATTCACAATGGATTTTTCCTGATGAACATTTAAATGCACAAGCTGGAAACTATTTACTAACTGTCTCACAAACACATGAACTTTATCTAGTATCAGTATTTTATATTACACAGTAAACAATAGAAATAATGAAATATTTTACAATTGAGGAAATGACAAAGTCATCTACAGCAAAAGCTAACGGTATAGACAATACTCCTTCAGAGGAAGGGGTATTAAAGCTATAGAAGCTAATAGAGGCTGTTTTAGACCCTTTAAGGGAATGGTATGGTAAACCTATCAAAGTTAACTCAGGGTATCGCTGTGAGGCTTTAAATAAGGCTGTAGGTAGTAAAGCTAAGAAGAGTTAGCACCTATACGGCGAAGCAGCTGATATTACTGTAGGTAGTAAGACAGAAAATGAGAAGTTATTCAACTATATTAAGGATAATCTTCCATTTGATCAGTTAATAAATGAATCAAACTTCTCTTGGGTTCATGTATCATATAGAGAAGGGAGATTACGTAAACAAGTACTAGCGCTATGAAAACAATCCTATATCAGCCTTTATTTATAAATCCTTAGGCATACTTTGTATTTCCTTAGTTGTATCATATTATGATGTGTTCTAAGCAGCAAGAACCTGATATAGACCTATAATGTATCTGGTGCAGTTAAATTAGACTTCTTAAATATGGAAGAAGTAGCTAACTTTGCAGGTACTATTAAATTTACAAATGTGGTATAATGAAGAATTCTATAAAGAATAATATATTTGGTGCAGTAGTATATTTCACTACTGCATTATTACTTAATAGTAGTACATCATTGCTAATGCTATTTGTTAAAGAGAATAGCGATAGATGTCATTACTATAATGGTAAATGGAATAAAAAAGACTTAGCAATTGGAATTTCATCTATTGTATTGGGGTCTATTGCTAAATATTTTATAACTTTAATTTAATAAAACTTATGATAAAACAAGAGAACCCTAACTTCGTAGCATCTTTTTATGCTCCCAATCCTATGGAAGTAACTTATTGGATTGACTTATCTACTGATGCTAATGGTAATGTAATTAAAAGTTATACAGGCAATGACTGGTTATCGGTTAATTACTTTACTAATACTGATTAGAGTGTAGAAATAAAGAAACTGAAATAGGAAATTGCAGATGAGGTAAATAGAGCTAAACAAGCTGAACAGAAGTTAACCAATAACCTAAACGGTAAAGCAAATAAGTCTACTACATTGGCAGGTTATGGTATTAATGATGCTTATACTAAATTAGAAACAGATGCTAAGGCTATCGAAATAGCACAAGCCGAATGTGCCAGATTAGTTGCCTCTGCTCCTGAAACTTTAAATACATTAGATGAAATAGCAGCTGCATTAGGTGACGATCCTAACTTTGCTACTACTATAACTAATCAATTAGGTACTAAAGCAAATAAGTCTGATGTATATACTAAAAGTGAAGCAAATAATAAGATAAATACTGCGGTAGCTAATAAAGTAACTTCTACAGATGTTACGCAGATTAAAATAGTAGATGAAGTACCTGAAGTAGGTAGTTAGACTCCTGGTATATTGTATATTAAACTTTCAGCTTAATTATGGGACAAGTTGGTTTAAATAATTTAACATTCCAAGAAGTTGCTGCTAATGGGAAATCCGTTCAAGAGATGTGGTTGAATGGTTCTTAGATATATGCTGCAGGTGACTTATGGTATGGAGTACGTTTTACAAGTAGTAGTCCTGATGGGGTAAGAACTGGTAATATGCAAATGCATAAAGACCTACCAGTACAATCATTATTCAAAGGCTGTAGACTTACTTCTGATGGTACTATTAAATACTTTAATGCTACAGATTGGGATCATTACGAAGATGGTTCTGAAGTAACTAATAGCATTGAAGATGGTAATGATATGGTTGAATTACCTGATGCATATTATACTGTGGTAGTACACGGAGACTATGATTGGGAAATCAGAATGTCTTTGTATCCCTTAGAAGGATATACTAAGTTTAGTAAGAAGTATTGCTCTGCATATGAAGCTTATAGAGACGGCAGTACTTTATACTCAATTAGAAATCAAGTACCTACTGTAAATACTAATAGAACTACTTTCTTGACACAGGCTCGTAATGGTAGAAGTAATAGTTATGCTATCTATACTTATGAGATACATAAGTTTATTACTTGGTGTTATGTAGTAGAATATGCTACCCTTAATAGTTAGAAAGCAGTTAACACAGTATTGACCGAAGAAGGTTATCATCAAGGTGGACTTGGTAATGGTATTACTAATGGAACTAAGAAAGAAAACGGTGCTAATAGATGGGCTTTTGTACCTACAGGCACTACTAATTCATTAGGTAATAGTTCTGGTCAAGTACAGTATTCATATGTTAATACGGATGCAGAAGGTACTGAAACACAAACCAGTCAATACGCTAATAGATACAGAGGTATTGAGAATCCATTTGGTCATATATGGAAGAACTGTTGTGATATTGTTGTAACAGGAACAGACAATAAGATATACGTCACCAACAACAAAGAGAATTTTGGTATAGATAAATCGTTATATGAAGATAGTGGTTTAACTACTCTCACTACCAGTAATCAATAGGTTAAACGCATTACAAATAATGCGACTGCTGACTTATTCTGTTAAGAAGGTGGAGCTAGTTTTACTACGTATTTCTGTGATTATTATTGGACGAATGCTGTAGCATCTGACAGAACTTTACTGTTGGGGGCTCGCGCGGGTAATGGTTCCGCTGCGGGTTTCTTCTTTCTGAATTCTGGCGATGGCCTTGGTCATGCGGCTGCTGATGTCGGTACTCGTCTGGTATATATCCCTTAATTATTAACAAATAGGTTGTCGTTCTGGATTGAACAAGTCAGATATTCAGAGTAGAAGATAGAAGTATATCTTTTGTAGGATATAAAATCTATCACGATTATACTTTGATTAGAAAGAATATTAAACACAAAATGTGTAAGAAAGTTGCTGCTATGAATAAACTTAAGCACATGACTTATAGTGAATATAGGCAGCAAGTCTGTAGTCATATTGGTTGGATGAAACATTGTAATGGCATCAATCTACTAAAGAAGATGATTAAGTATCATTAGTTGATTGAATATGCTAGAAGCTCGTAAGAACCGCTATTAGTCTTAACTAAGTTTAATCGAGTAATAGCAACTTATTTACAATGTAAACGTTTATTAATTATAATCTCGAACAATTTTCAGAGTCCCTGCCGATTTTAAACCCCTTATGAATCAGCTGGGACTTTTTTGATTTACACTTTATATCATTTACTATTTATGAATTATTATCAGTTAGGAGAGCATACAATGCCTATATTTAAAAACATGTTTAGTAGTACAGAGAAATTAGCATCTGCTGCATTAGGTGGATTAATATCTCTATACTCACCAGTATATGTTCCTATTGCAGCTCTAGCTGGCGTTATCATAGTTAATACTTTATATGAGTGCAAAGTAAATAAGAAATATAAAGACGATGAAATATTAGCACGTTCAAGGAGATTAACTTCAAAAATATTCTATAAGCTAAGAGATGCAATAGTTGCTATATGTGGTGCGTTTACTATTGAGAAGTTTATAGTAACTTCTATAGATTTACACGCTATTGAGTTTATAGCAGGTGCTATAGCTTTAGTAGAATTCTTCTCCTTACTTGAGAACTTAGGTAAACTACATCCTAGATGGAAAGTGTGGAATATACTTAAGAAGATAGCAAAGAAGAAAGGGGAATAGATATTAGATGTCGAATTAGATGGAGAACTTTCAGATGATACCAATAGTAATAAAGATAATTAATTGGTTCAGTAACAATATCAGAATAGTCGCAGTAGGTTTAGTTAGTTTACTTATTGCGACTGTTTTGTTTTAGAACCGTTAGTTAAATAAAAAGAATGCAGAGATTAACAGAATAACTAACAATATTAGAGCTTATGAAGAGATAGCATCTAATAAAGAGGCACACAATAGAGTATTACAACTTACTATAAATGAACTGAATAATAGTAAGGATAGCTTGATACAATAGATAAATCAAGTAAAGAAAGATAATAAAGTCAAAGATAAGAATCTAACCAATGTAAGTGTAATCAATACTGAGATTAAGGATTCTGTGAAAACAGTAATTAAAGAGAAGTTAATAGACTTCGATAAAGAGTTAAAACTTAATGACTTAACAACTATCATAGTTAGTAGAAAGGATTCAATCCTAACAGCCAAAATAGATATAAAAAACTAGTAGACAATATTCGTAACAGAAAATAAAGAATATAAGAATACTTATAAGAACTGGCTAGTTAGATTCTTTCACTTTGACTTTAAAAAAATATATATCAAAAATTACCAGATAGTAAATAGCAATCCGTTGATCAAAGTAACGGATACACGGGTAATAGAAATTCCCGACAAATAACATATTCAAAACAATATTAATCAATAATAATATGCATAGAATATTTCGTGTGAAGGCTTACGAGAAAGAACACGGACCTCACTTCAATGAGGAATATGCTCGTAAAGCTGTAATGAAGATGGAAAATGAGGACGGTACTCGTGGACCACATTGGTCTTTAGAAGAGACTACCACATTGGCCAGTCAATACGGAATTGCTCTAGGAAGCAAATTCAATCGTTATGATTGGTTTGTAGCATTAAATATGGTTTACTCTGATTACTATAGAGTTATTATGAACATTACTGGTTCTAATAATACTAAACACTACGTTGAATTTGCAAAAGCTTGGCTTAATGATAAAGATATTGACGAAGGTAAGATGTGGTATTATTATATTTACGTAATGTGCGATCATATCAGAGAAGCTGAAATGGAATGTTACGAAGAGAAAATGTCCAAGTATGAAGATGAAGAAGAAGACTTTGGACATTATCGTAGAGGTGGTAGACGAATGGGTATGTTCGGAAGACGTAGCATGTATGATAAGGATGATTATGAAAAGAGAGACTACGAAAGAGTAGAACACGAATATGATCCTTATGAGTACTCTCGTAGAGCCACTCGCTATGTCAGATATTAATTAAAATCAATTTATAAACTAAATCAATTTAGTACAACACTTATAAAGCTAGGAAAGAGTCAATAGCTAAGTGTGATGAAGAAATGAGTAAGTGCTAGGCTTTACTTGAGAAACTAGATATACCGAAGGAACCTACTAATACAGAAGATCCTAGGATAAAGGAATTACAAGATGAAGTAAACGAATTAAAGAATATAATTAAACAAGCAAGTTCTATGGTTCCACCACCTATGAAATAGATGTTACCACAGAATATGTAGAATGTAATGAAAGAGGTTGATCAATAAGGTCAACCTTTTTTTTGTTTTAAGCTTGTACAGGAAACGCTATTAGTTGCGATAAGGGATTGTATAGCTGTACACATAAAATGCCTCTAATCGCTTTAAAATGCGTTCTAGGTATATTAACGTTAATAGAATTTTATATGTCACTTAATAATATAATAGATAATATATTATAGATTGCTCGTAATAATAATATTACAGAGTCAGAACATCTAAGCAGACATTAGATTGAACTCTGGATAAAGTATTATAGAGCAATGCTTATAAAGTAGGCAATAGATAAAGGTTATGATGTAGATGAAGCGTATGTCTCTACAATTGAACCTATTCATCTTGATGTAATATAGACTTGTCCTGGTAAACATGTATATGTAGGAGATAGAGAACTACCAGCATTAATTAGCTTTAGATACAGACCAGGAGTAGTAGCAGTAAGAGATATGTATGGTAACATTATATAGTTGGGTAATTATACTAAAGCTAAACTATAGAGATACAGAAAAGCTACTTGTAAAGATTATATTGCATGGGTTAAGGGTAGTAAAATATACGTAGAAGGAGATTCTAATTAGTTAGAGTACATAAGTATTGATTGTATATTAGAAGATCCGGTTAACGATATACCTTGTTATAATCCTGATGATGAATACCCTGTTCCTGCTGCTATGGTTCCAACTATAGTACAAATGATATTAGAGAAAGAATTAAGAGTATTAGTAACTCAACCTAGTGATGTAACTAATGACTCTAAAGATGATACACAAAATATATATAGTAAGAAATGAGAGAACGACTAACGTATGACAGAAAGTGTTATACCATTGCTGATTACTATATAAGTTATAAGGAATACATTGAGCCTAATACTTAGTATGATGTAGATTTAAAGACCTTTAAAGCTATAGTTACAGATTACTTTAAATTTATTAGAGATGAAATCATGCTTAATTGTAAAGAGTTCAAGCTACCTTGTAGACTTGGTAAGTTGTCTATAATTAAGCATATGCCTAAAGAATTTACAGGTAAAAGTTTAAGATGGGACTGGAAAGCTACTAGAGAAACAGGCAAACCCGTATACTTACTTAATGAGCACTCCAATTACTTTAAGTACAGATTCTACTGGCAAAAGAAAGATTGTCTATTGATTAATAAAGGAGCTTATTAGTTTGTAGCTTGTAGACAAAACAAGAGGGATCTCGCCCAACTCATTTTCAAAAAATTAAAAGATTATCCAGAATTATGATAGTAAACAGAATGATAAGTTCTAAATCCGTTATAGCTAAAGTAATAGCAGATTTAGATCTTAAAGAAGACCAAATAAGAATTACAGATATCAGAGAATGGATACTCGAAGCTATACTTAAGATAGGAGCCATTCAATAGTACGATCATAAAGTAGTTATTCTACCTATTATAAATCATCAAGCAGCTTTACCTTGTGATTTATACAAACTGGGTCAAGTAGCTTTTTCATTCTAGAATGATGGTGGTTGGTTACCTATGCGTAAGACTACTTCAAGCTTTGGGATATTTCATGATAGAGGATGCGGTAAACCTTGTATGTTGATACACGATACTGAGTTATTTCCATTAGTAAAGAATATGTTCAATCTTACAAGTGATACAGAGGCCCTGCAGAAATTAAATGAAGATACTAGTTTACGTCAAACCCTTAGTATCTTACTTAATCAATGGACAGTAGGTACAGTCAATGGTAAATACGTTAATGGATCTATAGGTCATAGAGATGGCACTATGTTTAGTAATGAATTATAGTATATGACTAAACCTGGTTATATAATGACTAATATACCTGAAGGATTTGTTAAAGTATCATACTATGCAATATTTACTGATGAAGAAGCAATGCCAATGATACCAGATATCGAATCATACAAAGAAGCTATATTCTGGTATGTGACTATGAAACTAATGTATCCTAAGAAATTAAAAGGTCAGATTAGTCAAGGAGACTACTACGATATTCGTAACTCTTATAACTTTTATCGTAAATAGGCATATGCTGAAGCTATGATGCCTGATACAGATGAAATAGAAAGTATAAAGAATACTTGGAATAAATTATATACAGAGTTTGACGATCACGATACATTCTTCTCTACTACAGGAGATGAACAGAATATATACAATTAGAATAGATAATTATGATTAGTAATACAGCTCAAATAAATACATTTTATGGTGGTATGAATATGGACAGTGATGCAGCTATATTGCCGAATAATCAATATAGATATGGTCAAGATGTTCGTATAATTACTGATGATTCTAGTACTAGTGGTGTTCTTTAGAGTGTAGAAGGCGCTAAGAAATATAATTACGGCATTAAAGGTACAGAAGAAATAATAGGTACAGCTACTATAAATGATATTGCAGTAATTGTTACTAAGTTAGTTGACGGTTATAATAAAATATATCGTATAGAGAATTTTGATTCTCCTAATTTAATTAGTACTATTGTATTATAGGGTAAATTAAAACTATGTGAAAAAGCTGATTCAAATCAGTTAAGTATAGTATTAAATTACGAAACACAGTCCAATATTAAAGCTTACTTTACTGATGGAAACTCATCTATTAAAGTAATCAACATTATGAGTGATAAGTATATAAAGTACCCTAATGTAGATAATCCTTTAGTAGATGCAGATGGTAATATACTTAATCCTGATAGTATTGATATAATACCTAATGCAATATTACCACCATTTGAAGTTACAGATATTGTGTCTGGTAACTTTCAAGCTGGTATGGTACAGTATTGTTATAGACTGTATAATAAACACTCTCAATAGACTTCATTATCTAGTTTGAGTAATTTAGTACATTTAGATGCTTCTGAAATTAATTCTCCATTAATAAATCACGAAGGGTCTTAGAAAGGCTCTTATACAGGTAAAGGATGTACAGTAAGAGCAAAACTTAGCACTAAAGATTTCAATAGATGTACTATAGTACGTATCTTCTATGAAGATAACAACTCTATTCCTACTTATTCTGTAATAGATGATATTGAAATAGATACGAATTTAGATTACATAAGTTATACTGATACTGGTAGTAGTGCATTAAGCACTATGACATAGGAAGAATTTAATGCGTTTACTAGCTATTCTTTTATATGTAACAGTATTACTTCTCTATAGAACAGACTATTTGCGTCTAATATTACAGAAACGTCTTGGATACCAATGATATATGATAACGATGATCTAGTAGAATACGATGCAAGAGTATATAGAGCTAATGCTGACAATTATGTTAGGTTAGAAACTGCTAATCCTGATGACTATGAATATTTCTCAATTACAGATTACGATGCTATGAGGAAAATTCCAAGACATCATGATTGCATTAACCCTTATAATGCGGCTAGATCTAGCTTTGGGCAGCCTACAGAATATGTATATGGAGAAGGAAATAAACTTGGAGGTAATGGGCTAAATATATCATATAGTTTTATTAATACAGAATTAAATGAAACTTATTCTCCTCTTACTGACGCAGGATTGGCAAATAATGTGGGACTTGATGTTAGCGGTTTTACTACAAATTCTATGCCTATTTATGAATTAAATGGAAGTAAAATATATGATAGACCTATAACTTCTGCTTATAGACAAAGAAATTATGCTGATCCTATTATAGCTTCATTGTTTAAAAGTTATCAACGAGATGAAGTATATCGCTTTGGTATCGTATTTTACAATAGTAAATTTATAGCTTCTCCAGTGTTATGGATAGGAGATATTAGAATGCCTAATTTAGTCACAGCCCCTCTTCTTACACAATCTGGTAGTTACTGGTACTCAAAACCTATAGGCATTAAATTTACAGTAAAGAACTTTCCTATTGATGCAGTATCTTATGAAATAGTAAGATGTGACAGAACAGAAAAAGATAGGACTATTGTATCGCAGGGTGTTATTACTCCAATACATAATTATAAAATTGTTGAAACAAGTGATAATGGAGAAATAGGTAGAGGGGAAAGTAATAAAGATACGAATGAGTATAGACCAATGCCATTTTTACATACTAAACGTAGAGGGTTAGTAATAGAAAGATCTGGAGCAGGTGTAGTTGGAAGAAAAATTGATGAAGAAGATATAACTAATAATTATTGGAGGTTTATATCACCAGAAGTATGTTTTAATGGAGAAAAGACTGAAGCTCTATTTAAAGACAATATATATCTCAGATAGGAAGCCGTTCTTATATCTGATTTCAGTAAACAAGATACAGATCAGCAAGGTACAAATGTGCAAAACTGGGTAGCTATGAATAACTCAGCTTAGCGTTTACCAGAAGGAACATCTCATGTTACTAATAGAAAAAGTACTAAAGTATATAATTCTGAGAATAATGCGTCAGCTTCAGCATCACAAGTATTTGCTATTCATAATGACGATTGGTACTGTGCTTATATATAGAAATTCTATTTTCGAGTAAATTCTAAATTTATAGGAAAGGAACAAAGTATAATAGACGCAAAACTTCCAGCTATAATACCATACAATGCCGTACTAAATGGTGGAGTAAAACCTTACAAAGCTAATATAGGTAATATTACTTATTCTAATTGGACTGCCAGTAATTTTTATGAAGGCGGAAGTAACATAGATGTAATTACTTATGGCCCAGCTGGTCCGTGTCTTATATTATAGGTATCAGACGATGATATAAATTCAATCCAACCTATTTCGTTTTATCGTGATGAACACGCTAATGATAATTGTCCGTTAATTGTGGTTAATGCAAAAAAACCAACAATACCATATAATGGAAATACTTATTCAGCTAGAACTAGTTCTACGTATATTCCAGTGGGATCATATGGTGATACGAACAATCCTGTAGTATATGCTTTTGGAGGGGACACTTATATCGGTATTCTAGATTATCCATCTCAAATGATATTTCAAAGAAATGAAGCTTCTGGCAGTGATTCTTGGTCTGAACGTAAACGTTATTTTGGAGCATATATACCATTAGAAAGCACTATCAATTTGAAATTGTCTATGGGACAAATGACTAATAGAACGTATAATGGTGCTTCAAATAATGTAGATGCATATTTGCAAATAGAACCTGTTCAATTAGGTACATATCATTCGCAAAGTAAACCTTATTATTTATATAATGACGCATACTCTGCATAGCCTGATGGAAAAATATTTAGTACTAGAGGATTATATGATGAAGCAAATGTAAAATCAGCTAATAGGATATATGTTTCACAAGCTAAAACTACAAATGAGAATATAGATAATTGGTCTATATTTAAACCTGCTGATTTTATAGATGTAGATTATTAGTATGGAGAGATAACTAATATAAAAGGTATATTCAATAGACTATACTTCTGGTAGAATAATGCATTTGGTATACTATCTGTAAATGAAAGATCACTAATACAAGATAACAATGTAGGACAACTAGTATTAGGTACTGGTGGAGTATTGGATAGATACGACTATTTGAGTACTCTAAATGGTACTAATGTAGTTAATGATAGAAGTATTGTTAACTCTAGTAATAGCATATATTGGTACGATCCTAATAAGAATGAAATATGTAAATCTACAGGAAGTGGAATAAGTATAATATCAAAAGATTGTAACGTGCAGTCTTATATGAATAACATGTATAATCAAAAGACTAAAGGAGCTAATTCATTGTATGATAAGAAATATGATGAAGTATGGTTCAGACTGTATAATAAGTCTTTGATATATAATGAAAAATTAAACGCATTTACATCTTTATATACATTTGATCCAGATTTTACGTTATCTCTTACAGATAAAATTGTAACAACTAAGAATAATGAGTTCTATATCATTAATTCATTAGATATAGAAGGATTTGGTGATACTAGTAAAGACATTAGATTAAAGATAGTAGTAAACAAAGATCCTCAGTATACTAAAGTATTTGATAATATTCAGTTATAGGGAGACTTTATAGATCCAAATAATAAAATACTAACCAATGATATTCTTGATAGTATTAAATTAACTACTAAACACTAGGTAGCTAATAAAGACGGTTAGGATTTAGTATTTGACTATCGTGAAGATACTTATAGATTACCAGTTCCAAGACAGGATTCATTTGAAGAGGATGATAATATGTCATTCCCTGCTAGAATGAGAGGTAAATATATGATATGTGATTATAAATTTAAATCAGATAAGGATTATTCTTTTTAGATGCCTTAGATAACAACTACTTATAGATATTCTAGAATTTAATATGAAAAAGAATACAAAGAAAAGAAAGATATAGATTCCTGCTGCGTAGTTTGGTTTGCCGGTATCTTTAAGTAATATGTAGGAATTACAATCATCAATGGCTAGGGGGACTGCTCCAAATAACCCTAACAATCTTATGATTAAGAATAATCCTGCTAATACAAATATAGGAAATATATCAGAAATAGCTTAGGCAATACCTGGAGCCATAAATACATTGACAAGTCCTTTCTAGACTTCTACTGCTACTACTGGTGGAGAGGCTACTATGCAATCTCTTACTGGTATAGCGGAAGGTGCAGGATCTGGAGCACAACTTGGTATGACTATAGGTGGACCTGTAGGTGGTTTAGTAGGTGGTATTGCTGGTGCAGCAGTTGGTCTTATTGGTAAGAAAGGAAAAGCAGCAGAAATGACCTCATTTACTGACTTTGATGAAGGTACTCTGGGTACTGGCTTAAGAGGTGCATTTAGAAATAAGAAACTTAGAAGACGTAGAGCAGCTATAAGGTTGAATGCATTTCAAAATAGAGAAGCTGTAGCTGGTACAGAAAGATTAGCTAATGAATTTAATGAAGATAATACAGAATTTGATACTGATGTATTTGAGTACGGTGGTAAAGTTCCTTCATCATTGGCTTATGTAGACGATGGAGAATTAATACAGACTCCAGATGGTTCAGTAAGTAAAGTACCTGAACAAGGATAGCCTACAGACAGTAATTTAGTAAACTTACCAGAAGGAAGTAGAATATTAAGTAATACTTTGAAAGTGCCTGGTACAAATAAAACCTTTGCAGAATTAGGTGATAAAGTAATGACTAGAAAGAAAAGTAAAGGAAAAGACATATACGCTTAGAATGCAAATATGCTTAATGAGATGAATAATAAATTAATGCATGACAAACTATTTGCTATGCAAGAAAGTATTAAAGCTAAGAAAGGTATTAAGAATAAAACTAAAGAACTAGAGAGTTTTGCTAGAGGAGGTGACAATACTCCAGCTGGATACAATGCTGCTGGTTTTATGATAGACCCTAGATTTGCAGGTGAAATTAGTATGGGTGTTAGTGCTCCTACACCAAGAGTTAGAGATACTTGGGGTATAAAAGGAGATGTTACTGCTCCTTGGGATAATTATGGTAGAGTATCAGAAGTAAATGCTGGTACATTACCTGAAGTGACTATTACTGCTCCCAAAAGAACTAAATTTAGTAGTTCTTAGACTATTTCTAAAAAGGCTACTCCTAGAGTAGCTAAATCTGTAGTTGCTCCAGAGATAATGTCTGATTTAAATACTATTGATGAAATAGTACCGGAAGTATCCGCTACTCCTCAAGATATTAGAACTAGAAGTATAATGCCTACTATAGGTACTAATCCTACTACAGTTAATACTCCTGAAGTAAATAGTCCTAACTGGGTAGACGCTATTAGTGACTTTGCAACACTAGCTCCAATAATGTCTAATCTATTCACAGGTAATCCAGAATCAGTATAGGCTAATTATAATCCATACGCATCTGCTATTGCTAATACTATGGGTAGACGTAGATATAATATTAATCCTTTACTTAGAGATATAGAGCAAAATAGAGATGTGGCTAATTATAGTGCAAGTCAACAAATGACTAATACTGGTCATAATATGGCATTTAGATTACAGAATGCTATCCAAGCAAATAAAGCTAAAGCTGCAGCCAGAGCTACTGAAAGTAATGTTAACAATCAGTACAAAGGTGAGTATGCTAATGCTATGAATGATCTCGGTAAACAATGGGTTAATGCTACAAATCTTGCCTCAGATCTCAATGCATAGAATAGAGCCTCTGCTCGTAATATTCGTAGAGCTGGATTAAGTCAGTTGAGTCAATTTGCACAGAACAAATCTCTTATGCGTAATCAAAGTAAGAGAGATAAGGCTATGCTTGAATTATATAAACCGTTCTTACAGGCAGGATTTACATCAGATGCTATTAAGAATTGGAGTAAGTACTTAAGATAATAGGATAAATTATGTAGGCAAATAGATATGATAGAGCTGCAGAAGCTCCTATATTAAACACATACGTTCCTATTAATTTTGGTGAATTATATAGGATAGGTGCAGCACAGAAAGAAGCTGTAGATTAGGCTGCAAAAGATTTAACGAATACAATTACTACATTTGGAGAGTTTCAATCTCCTTCTGCAGTAGATACAGAAAACTACTATAAGAACTCTATAGGTAAGTTCTCTGATTTGATTCAAGAGGCATCTACTAATCCAGATGCTATGAAGGATGCTAACTTTAGATCTAGACTACAATAGAGAATTAATAATATCGATTACGGTTATTTAAGTAGACTTAAGTAGAGTAGAGAGGGTATGCTTGCTAGATAGAAAGCAAATCAACAATTAATGTTATCTGGTAAATATAACCCTTTATGGCATGATGTAGACTTTACTAATTATGATACAGCACAGGATGATATATTCAACGATATATCTCCTTTAGCCTATAAATCAGAAGTAGACTTAGTTAAACCATATGTTGATAACCTGAAGGCTAGCTTTATTGGAGTGTCAAATGGTTGGATACACTCTGGAGTATCTACAGATAGAACAGATTATGAAATTCAAAAGAATCTATCAAGTATACAGAATACTCCTGAATACCGTAAGCATCTTGAAATATTACAAAGACAAGGTCTTAGTAAAGAAGATGCTGAGTATCAACTTAATAACACTCTAATCACAGCTGGTAGAGAGTTTGCATATGATTAGGCTGAACGTGATCCTTGGTGGATGGAAAGTGCTAAGTTACAGATGAAAGCTGCTGCTAATAGAAGTGCTCAAGCAATGAACAATCTTACTACTATATTACATAGAGATGCTCGTAAGACATTAATGGATAACTTTAGTGGTCTTACTCCTGATAAAGTATCTGTAGTAATGTAGAAAGGTGTAGATGCATTATCCCCTGAAGATTAGGCTATTTATGCTGCTAATACTAACCCTGCTGTAATGCAGGCTAGAATGCGTAATAGCTTTAACCAAATAGCAAGAAATCACAAGAGTCTTGTTGCTGCAGAGAACTATCTGTTAGATGTTATGTCCAGTCCACTTAGCCCTGAAGTAAGTGATGTATATGCTAAATAGGGTACTAATGGTACTAAAGCTTATGGTGGATATGAAGCTAACGATACTCGTAACTTTATTCTTGCTGAAGACTTTGCTTACGGATTAATGGGAACCACTCGTTCAAATGTTATTAATCCTGGCGGTAGAAATGCTAAGAACTTGAGTGATACTACAGTTAAAGGTATGGTAGCTCGTGATAAATTTAAACACAATTGGCAAATGGGTAATAAGTATCACGACTTTATTATCAAAGGTGATCCTAAAGTAACTACTGATGGTAACTTCTTATACCAAAGAAAATACGCTTATATTCCTATTGAGCAAATGAGTGATTTCACTCCTGAAGAAAGAGCCGCAATGGGAATGAGAAAGGTTAAATTAGGAAATACAACTACATCTACAACAGATAGATAGAGTTCTACTAGTGATGGTACTTCTAGAACTGTGTCAGATAAAACAAGAGAATTTATTAGAGTTCCAATTTTAGGTTTAATACCAGATGAAGGTGAGTCAGCAATTACAAGAGATGCAGCTTGGACTCACGATAATAGACATTTGAGCAGTAAAATTACTGATACATAGAATCTCATTTCAGAGTATGAAAGAATGAATTAATATCTATTATGGATAAAATACTTAATACTAAACAAAGAGCAAGAGATTTTGAGCTCTATGATACTCCAAAGCTAGATACCTTTGGAATACAAGAATACAGTCAAGAAGCCAGATAGGCTCAGTTGCTTAATGAAGCAGCTGAGTCTGTACATAAACAATTGGAAGAAGCTGATTACAGTAGACCAAAAACTGAAAAAGATAACGAGTTTAGCTTATTAGATGTAATTACAGATAATAAAATAGGTCACACTGTATTGGATCCTTGGAGACAAGCTAATGTACAAGGTCATTAGGTTAACTTAGATAAGAAGTATAGTGAACTGTCTTCTACTGAAGGATTATGGGTTCCTCAACTAGAAAATGCTAAAGACTATTTAAATTCTAAACAAGAATTAATAGACTTAAATAAGGATATAGAGCTTAACAGGTATAACTGGTCTGATTCACAATTAGCTGCAGCCTATACTCGTTAGAATGAATTGAGCCAAAAAATTGCTCAATTAGAACCTGCTGTTAAGGAAATGGCTAGAACTAATCCTTATCTGCAGGATATATTTTATGAAACAAGACCTCAAGAACTATTTAAGAATCGTGAGAAGTTTGGTAGTGTTAAAGATTATTTAAAATATTTAACTTATGACTACCTTAATGCAAATTACTCTGCTGACTTAAATCCCAATAATAACTTTAAACACATGTTGTCTGCTGAGGGAGTTAATACTATATTTGGTAATATAGGTAAACTCAGTCCTGAACAAATGTAGTTTATGTGGGATAGTAGAAATAAGAATGATATGAATTCTCTTTCTACACAAGTAAGTTAGTTAGATGAAGCTTTACAGGTAGCTAATGCCAGAAAGAAATCTAAAGAAGAAGATATTCAAGCTAAGATTAACACTATCAAGAAAGGTAATCTATTATTCGATCCTACTAAGATAGACCCAGAATTCAAAGCTAAATTCGAGAGAAACGAAATTAGTATCGACGATCCTATGAGTTGGTATTACGCATTGCCTCATTTAGGTAGTAGTTACTCAGAATTTGGAGCTATAATTGGTCAAATGGGAGCCAGTGCTATATTGAATGGAGTAGCTAAAGGAGCTCTCTCTGCAAGCTCTGGTGGTACTTTACCTTTGTTATATGCTATGACTGAAGCTGGAGTTAACTATGCCATAGCTTCTTATATGCGCGATAGTGAAACATCTTCAGAAGCATTCTCTGCATATCAAGAAAGAGTACTTAATGGTGCTAATGAATTAGGTATTAATATTTCTAATATTACTAATCAGACGAAGTCTAGATTGGCTTCATTAGGCTATCCTGTAGATGATATGGATGATTATGAAATATTTCAAGCATCCATAGCACAACAGTTAAAGACTGACGATCCAAGATATAACGAAATACTTGACGAATCTAAAAAGGGTTTAGAAGTATTAAAACAGACTAACTCAGCCTTATCTATTCCTGATTATGTAGAATCTACTTTATTCTCATATGGTGGCCAATGGCTGTCTAGAGCATATGGTATGCGTAGATTACTGGGTAAGACTCCTAACATGGCTACTTCTGCTGAAATGGCTTAGTCAGTATCTAATAGAGGATTAGCTGAGGCAGGTAATTCCATACTTGATAATACCCTTACCAGAGTAGCTGATAAGATATCTAAGAACCCTATGGGTAAAGTAGCTACTAAGGATGCTTTAAGTACTATTACTAAATTAGGTAAAGCTTTAGGATTAAGTTATTTTACTGAACGTACTGAAGAAGGTGTTCAGAATTTAGTATCTAGTAGATATCAAAAAGGAGATTATGATAATGCTGAAGGATATTCTTTGTTAAGTGGTGCAGCCAATATGGCTAATCTAGGATTAGAAGCCAATTTAGCTTACTATGGAATACATCCAGATAATACTCTTAATACAGATAAGGATCTTATCAATGAAATGAAGATTGGTGGATTTACTGGTTTGTTTATGACAGGAGTATATGGAGCTAGGGATGTATATGAAGGCACTAAGCAGGTATTAACAGACAATAAACTTAGAGGTCTTACTGCTGATCATTATGCTGATGCTGAAAGAGATAACAAAATAGATCAGTTTATCTCCGCTTCTAAGTAGAATGGTAATAACTTTGGTAGAATACGTAACTCTTTACAATCATTGAAACAATATAAGCCAGAAGGTGTAACTGATGAAATGATTGATGAAGACATAGCTTTAGCTAATACTGTATCTACTTATGTCTCTAATAAAGAACTTAATGATATAGCTAATCAAATTAATGCTACTTTTGGTGATACACAATATAATCAGATTATCAAGAATGCCATTAATTTACGTGATAGATTGAATGATCAGACACAAGCTTCTGAAAATTCTACTAAAGCTATTGAAGAACTTGAATCTAAAATACGTAATGATAATACGTTAGATAGTATGTTTAGACTAATGTATAATCAATATGTAGACGAATTAGAAGGAGATGAAGCAATAGACTTTGTTCAATATAGAGAGAGTGCTATTAATAATCTTATAAATAATACTTATTTTAAAGTTCTTAATACTATTGATACGGAGCTATCTAATAGAAAGCAAGATTTAAAACGTCTAAAGTAGGACTTAAACTTAGACGTCAACATAGATGGTATATCTGGAATTCAATAGTATATTAAGAATCTAAAGAAATAGAATAAAAGAACAACAGAGCAACAAGAAGCATTAAACGCTATAGCTCTTCCCTATCAAGAGGAATTAGAACAAGCTCTTACTGAGAAGTTTATTAATGACGGAGCTACACAAGATCTTATTCAACATAATGCTGCATATATCGTCGGTTCTTATGCTGGCGATACAAGACTTTATAGACCTACTTGGGATAATATAACAGATGCTCAAAGACAATCTATACTTACTAATGCAGCTAATGAAGATGAAGCTAATGGAAGACAGCCTAGATCTGAACAACAGGTAATCAAAGACTACAATGACAAAGTAAATAAGGAGTGGGATGAAAGCGAGAACTTAACTGATAAGCAATCACTTTATAAGCGTAGAGCTGTATCTGTTATTCAAAGAGATTTAATACGTAGAGATAGCAAAGAACAGGTAGCAAGACAGGAAAAAGAAGAAGAGTAGGGTACTCCTGCAGAAGAACCTGTAGTTGATGAAGATACTCAAACTGTAACTACTGAGGAACCTGCTACTTTAGAACAACCTTCTCCAGCTGAGAAAACTGAATCTCCTATGGATACAATGGAAGAAAATACTCCTCCTGTTGTACCTCAGGATGAGATGAAGGAAAAAGAAGATGAGGATAGTAAAACTATTTCTTAGATTGAAACTCTTGTAAATAAATTGGAATAGGAAGCAAATCCTGAATTAGAGACATTACCTCAAGAATTACTCGATGAAGAAGAAGCTAGAGAGTATGAATTAGACGATACTTATGTTGATGATACAGAGCGTACTAAGGTATAGGAGGAAGCTGTTAATAACAATTAGGATAATGACGATAATTCTAAATTAGATATAGAGATAGCCACCAATGCTGTAGAAGAAGTAACTCCAGAAAATCCTATTAATGATTCTGCTGAAGAAGCAGCAAACGATGATTCTCAGTCTTCATTTGAAGAAGAAAAAGAAGACAAAGACGTTCCTTCTACTATAGAGGAAAAGAAACCAAAAGTACCTGAAGTACAAACACCAGAACCTTCTCCTAGCATTGAACCTACTCCTGCTCCAATATAGGAAGCATAGAAAGATAAAGTAGCTCCTCCTACTCTTGAAGAAGGTAAAGCATCTGAGGTATACATTGACCCTGCTACAGATGAAGTAAAATGGGATCCTACTATGCAATAGAATCCGGATAACTCTATTACTATAGGAGAAGAAATGCTTCAAGTACAAAATGTATTTGACGAAATGTATGATGATGGATTTACTGGTCCTGCTACGTATGCTAATGATACAGCAGATATGGACGAACGTAATCCTATTATTACTAAGAGTAAACAAAAGAGAGCTTACATAGCTAATACTTTCTTCTACTTACCTACTACTGATGAAGTAATGCCTATTACAGTAGCAGGCAAACCTGTTACATTCATTACAAAGGATGGCAAAGCAGCTGAACGTAGACCTGGCTCTGTATTAGCAGTTAACCTGGCTACTCCAGGATGGCTTAGTACGGTAGATGACGCATATTATGTGGTAACCTCAAGTACACATGATATGAGTGGTGGAGATACCGCATTGAAGAACTTAGCTATACATCTGATTATAGAAAAAGATGGTATAGTATATAATACTTCTTTAAGAGCTATTACTCAAAGTCTGAGAGATGACCTACTTAATCTTGGTATGACTCCTGAAGATGTAGATGCTCAGATTAGCCATTTGCTTGCCCTTAGAACTAAGATCATCAAACAATACGCACCGAACTATTTTATAGATGGTAGATTGCCTCTAGAGGCAGCAAAACACGTTAAACCTACTAATATGCGTATCAGCAATGGTACTCTTAATAACATAGTAGATGAAAACGGTAATCCTGTTTATAGACATTTGAATGAAGTTGACGACTTTTAGATACCTAGTGATGGTCACAAATTAACAGAAGCTATTGTTACTGGAGATGTAGAAATAGGATACGGTACTGGGCCATTTGGTTTAAATCCCTTTAGTATTGTAAAACTAGATTAGACTGACGATACTTCTGTTCAAGGTACTGGATATGCTGGTAAATTGTATTATGTTCCTAAAGTAGAAAATACTCCGTCATAGAATAGTACTTTGCCTATAATGTTAGCAGAAGAATTACATCGAATACCCAATGTAAATAATTATAGTGAAATATAGTTAAGTAAGAATGTAGATGGTACTATCAATAGAGATGAAAACGGTAAGCCTATTCCTATGAGTACCGCAGAGTTCATTTACGAACTTATGGTTAATGGATTCTTCCATAATGAAATAGATGAATTCTTACTTGGTATTCTTGCTAATAATGGGGATAAGACTATTGTATCTGGTTTAACAGATAAAGAAAAGGTTTCTCTTAACTTCTTGGTAAGAAAGTAGTTAAATGTATATGAAAATGCTCTTGGTAAAAGATTCTTTGTAAATGGAGCATTAAGAGATTATACTAATCCTAGAATGGGTTATACTACTCGTTATACTAAACTTGACGGTATTACTGACTCATAGAAGAAAAGAATCGTATATGAGATATCACAGAATATACACTGGAATACAGATAAAGATTTATTAATGTCCCGTATTCCTGAGTAGGTAGTAAATGGTATGATTAGAGTAATAACTAATCATCCTGAATTAGCATCTAATGATGATACTCAAATACGTTTCGGTAATGATGCCATTACTTTCTCTCTTAGAGAATTAGGTTATAGTAAATAGAATGGTAAACTTGTAAAAGTTAATGAGCCTATTCTTATGGCTGCTTGGTTTATCAATCATGGCAAGATAAAGACTGACTTAGGTGATCATGCTTTTAAAGCTCCTTTTGTATATGCGGATGATGTGAAAGTAGTAGAATCATAGAAGAAGGCTTCTACTGCTACAAGATCTTCTGTTGCTTCTAATGGACAGACTATAGCTACTCAATCTCCAGTTAAGGCTACTCCTGAAAAGAAACAAGGTACTCCTAAACAACCGGTGATAGCTGAACCTGCTACACAAGAGAATCTTGATAAATATGGTCTTACTATTCCTTCTAATTAGAAATTGCTTCCTGGTCATACTTGGGGTATTATTACTAATAGACAAGGTAAGAAGATTGTATTATAGACTCCTAAAGATAAAGTAGCAGGAGTATTCTCTACAGTAAGAGGTACTAATACACTTAATGCTGAATCTGCTAGAAAATGGTTAGTAGATACGCTTGGATTGGATCCAGAGAATATTATAGTGACTAATGCTATGTTTGCTACTGGTTCTAATGAAAAGGCATATGGTATTATGAGAATGGTAGTCAATGCTATTACTCAAGAAATAATGCCACAAATAGGTTTATCTTTACAATCTGGAGAAGGTGTAGAATATCATGAAGCATTTCACTATGTTAGTTTACTGTTACTGAATGAAGCTCAACGTAGAGCTGTATATCAAGAGTATGTCAACACTCATAGTGAAGCTAGAGATTATACTGAACAGTAGGTTGAAGAAGCTCTCGCAGAGGAATTTAGAAGTTATATGATTAATGAAAAGAATCCTTCTCTGCGATATAAAATCGTCAAATTTTTTAAGAATGTAAGAGACTATATTAGAGCTTTATTTGGTAAACCTAACTTCCCTAGACAGTTATTTAAAGCTATTAAACAAGGATAGTTTAAAGATTATAAAGTAGCTGATACTATAGCTGAAGAATTCTATAGAAAACATCCATATGGAGTAACATATTATATACCTGGTCTTACTGCAGAGCAGATTAATAATATGCCTAACATATTTGACTCTCAGACCTTTTATAGTGTAGCTAATTCATTGACTTCTACAGCTCTTTCAATGTATAATATTAGAACTATTGATGATGTTCATGCATTAGATATAGATGGTATGTTCGATACTATTCAGGATAGAATAGATGCAGGTTGGATTGCTGAGGAATACATACCGTTAGTAGAGGATGTCGTAAGTAATAAAGATATATTTAAGAAGAATATATTGAGTAGACTTAATCAATTAGGTATTAAAGAAGTAGATAAGCAACAGACTGAAGAAGATAATAGATTAGATACTGAAACTGGTGATAATCCTGATAACACTTGGGATAAAAATCAAGGAGATATATCTAAGAAAGATAATATTGCATTCAGAGCTAAACTGTTCTTCTATTCTGTACCTAAGTATGAATATACATTTATTAGAGATGAACAGACTGGAGTAGTTACTAGAGAAATAGCTCCAGTATTAGATGAAATATTTAGTATTCCTACTACTGAATCATTCAATATTGTATGGAATAAGATAATGGAGAATTTGTGGGATATTGATTCTTATCAAGATATTATTGATACTACAGCTAGATTAGCTGAAACAGATCCCACATTCTATGCATTGAATGAAATGTTTACATCTGAAGAGAATCCTATTGACGATAATACTAAAACTCAGCTAGAGACTACAATTAAGTCAGCTAAAATTCAGATGAATACGATTGAGGCTAAATCGGATACTCCTAATATTACATATGATATGTCAGATGAATAGAAGGATTTTGAAACAGCTGCTGCTCTTAAGAGATCTATTTGGGAAGTGTTAGACAGTGATAATCTTAGAAAGATTAGACGTTTACCATCAAGATGGTCTAAGGCATTTTTTGCATCCGCTAATGTAAAAGTGGATGATAACGGATAGAGATATCTCGATCCTAACGCTGTTAAGTATGTCAATTCACGAAGAACCAGACTTAATATGTTGGCTACTAAAGCTAAGAAGTTAAAGAAAAATATGCCTGATAGTGAATTAGTACTACAGGAAATGAAAGATAATTTCATACAAATATGTAATGCTATTCAAATACCATTTGATGAATTAGCTCTTAATTATTTATTGTCTTAGATGCCAGATTCTAACATTACAGATAATGAACAATTAAACAAGTTTATTTCATTCTGGTCTTCTAAGGAAAGATAGAGCTTTAATAACGGTGTATTAGGTGATATCGTAGCTCTTGGCTTATCAGGTAAATCTTATATTAAAAAGCGTTCTGGGCAAGGTACAGCAAGAACTATTGACCGTATATTCAATTATAGCTCTAAGGATGCTCAGATTAATAAAATGGCTGTAGCATATGGTAAGGTACATCCGTCTCCACAAGAATTCAGTGTAGTAGGAGCAGATGGTGCTTTAGTATATCCTATTAGCGAAAATAATTATTTTTCAGATTAGGTACGTAATATCAATAAAGATGCTCATGATAAAAGACAATAGATATTAGATACTCCTTATAGTAGAAGAAGTTTGATTGCAAATGCTAAAGATACTAACTTTAAGTTGCATAACTTCTTAGCACTTAATATAGGAGAATCAAGTCGTGATTACTTTGGCATTACACCTATTGAAGACTATATAGCTAAATTAACTCTTACCTTCAACAATCAGATGATACTACCTACTATGTCTGATAAAAAGACTTGGTACAGTATATCTGGTTTACAATTAGTAAGAGATACTATAACCTCTAAGTACTTTGATGAAGGTACAGCTAATTACTATGCTGTATTAGGTGAAGAGATACCCGATGATGTGTCTTTAATCATTACTGATGATAGACGATTTAGTAAAAGAACTCTCGATATCTTTATTAATTACTGGTTAGATGAATTTGATGCAGTATTCGATTACTATGTTCATAAGCCATTTGTAGAGAAGAATCCTACTCTGAGAGTTGATAATTACCACGGTAAGATTAAGAATGGTAAGATGGACGCTAGTGGTAATGGTGGTAGATTTAGATACTTTAGTAGTCTTAGAGTTGGTGACAGAATCATTAATATTAACTAGGATTTAGCTAACCTCGAAAAAAATGGTTCTAATGAAGAAGTAATGTAGTATCTTAAAGATCTTAAAGTATTATTGCTCGGTTTTGAAAGAGTTAATAGTAGTGAAGAACTGACTACAAGTGCTAATATTTATCAAGCTATGAATAATCTACTTGTAGGAGCTACTACAAGAGAGATGAACAAACTTGTAAATAGAGGTATATTGGGCTTCAAAAATGGTAGGTTTGTAAATAAACTTATTCCTTATAATATATACTCTTACTATAAAAAAGCAGCTAATAATGGTATGTATACTACGGAAGAAGGTTCATTACTTAATGAAGATATACTGTACTCTATTATTGGTTCTCATGTAGCTAATAGTGCTTTATCTATTATAGAGGTAGAGAAATGCTTTACAGGTGACCCTGCTTACTATAAATGGAAGAAGTTTAATAAGGAAGTAAGAGACGATAGTGGAGAAGTAATAGCAAGCTACGATGTTATATCTGGTCGAGATGTAGACAAGATCAAACGTCTATCTGCTGTACTTTCTACTGGTACTAATCTTAGAACTATATGGGACAATCCTGCAGAAAATGACACTTCTATTAGTGTATTGCATTTGAAGGATAATGAAATTGGTTCTGAATACTATGGAGAATTGTATAAGATATTCCGTAACTCTATATTAAGAGATTTGCTTAGTCAAAGATATCCTGCTTATACAGATGATATGTTGATAGAAGCTCTTAATACTGAAGAAAAGGAATAGAAGTTCTATGATTCTTTGGATAAAGAGCAATAGAAGTTTGTAGATAGTTATTCTAAGAATAGCGCTAATCCTTATAGTGACGGAGCTATTAATCAATCTGATGCTGCTGTATATGTACGTCCTGCTTTATACAGGCGTATTATGAAAGCACTTGGTAACTGGTCTGATGAAATAGAAGAAGCATATAGAATAATGGAAGGAGAAGACGAAAGTTGGCTCAATGATCCTGTTAAATATGCTAAAACTACTTCAGCTCTTATCAATCCTTTGAAGATGGTTTACTTTGGTGATCATCGAGATAGCCAGCTTAATTTGAATATACCAGTATTTGATAAGATGGCAATGTTCCCTATGTTTAAGGTGTTGGCTAAAGGTGATAATAGACTTCTTTATGAGCGCATGAACAATGAGGAACTGGGAACTATTGATATGCTTACCTTTGAATCTGCTGTTAAAGTAGGTGGTAGACAAAAGTATCAAACATATTTGGATAGTATGAATAATACTTTCAATATAGAAGATCTTGGCAAACCGTCTTATGATAAGTATCATCAAGAGGGTAATTTACCAGTATTTAAGTAGGATATCAGTAACTTAAGATTGCAGCTTAATACTAGTCCTCATGAACATTTAGACCGCTCATTTGGTACTTAGGCAGTTAAAATATGTCTTGGTAACCTTATAGATAATCGTACTTATGGTAATAATAAGGGACAATCTGTTACAGGTGCTCAAATCAAAGAAAGAGTAATGAGTGCTATTAATAGACTATCTGTAAGAGGAGCTAATGAAGTATTAAAACGATTCCTTAAAGACGGTACTATTAATAATAAAGCTTTATCAGATTACTTAATAAGTCAGGCCGTTTCTTCAGGTATGTCTGATGAAGTAATTGATGGATTTAAGTTAGATGAAAATGGTGAATTCCGTATTCCTCTTGCTGCTACAAGTTCAAGAAATTGGGTTGAAAGCAGAATAATATCTTACATTAATAAACAAGTAGTAGATTTAAATACTCCAGGTGGCTCAGCTATTCAGATGTCTTCATTTGGTTTCAAAGCTACTGGTGCTCGTAAACAATCTGCAATAGGTACTGCATTTAATGATGGTAAGAAATTACGTTTCTTGAATAAAGACGGTAGTATGGATGTCATGCTTAGTACTAACTTCTTTAGACACATTGTACCAAAAGAGTATCAAGGTAGTTATGGCCAAATGAGAAGATGGTTACTTGAGAAAGGTATAATAGGTAAGGATGCTACTCCTATGGGTGTTGGTTATCGTATTCCTACTCAGGGTCTTTCTTCAACGTTTAGCTTTAAAGTAGTAGATGTGTTACCAGATAGAATAGGTGATACTATTATAGTTCCTGATGAATTTACTGCTATGACTGGTTCTGACTTCGACGTTGATAAATTGTATTTGGCTACTCTTAATTATGACGAGAATGGCAATATAATGCAGTATGAGACAGATGAAGAAGGAAACGTACTACCAGAGGATAAGCAGAGTACTAAGGCATTGTAGAATATGATTATATAGAGTTATCAGTTAGTAGTATCAGATAGCAAGAATATGGCAGAAACCAGAGCTTCTATTGATACTCTTACTAAGTTACTTTAGAAAGATATTCTACCTCTTATACAGCCTTCTATTAAAGAGGAAGCTTTGCCAATGTATGAACTATTACCTTCATTCCAACTTGCTCGTAAAGAGGAATATACAGGTGGTAAAGCAGGTATTGCTCCGTTTGCACTTAATTCTACTAATCACTGTTTAACTCAATTAGTACATCTATAGATGATATATACTAAAGGTAATCCTTATGGTTTAGGAACTATAGATGCTATCAGAGGTAGAGATGGTTTTAGAATACTAGACTGGTTATCAGCAATGATTAATGCACATGTAGACGTTGCTAAAGATCCATATATTATGGCTCTGAATGTAAATCAAGTTACTTATAACATGACTAACTTACTGTTACGTGGTGGTATGGGTAAGACTACATTCTATTTTTTAGCATAGCCTATATTGAAAGAATTTGCTGATTCTATGATTGCTAATAAGGGTGTATATGGTGTTACTACTTAGACTGAAAATCAGGTAGTTGCTACTTTATATGACAAGTACTTTAAACAATACAAATCATATATAGATTCTTTAGATAATAATGACCCTACTAAGTATGATCATATTAAGAAGTATAATAGTATAGCAGATGAAGTAGGTATAGATTTAATATATGACAAAACTAAATTTGTACATGATAGAAGTACTGTGTTCAATGATAGTAGTCTTATCAACGGTCTAACCACCAAAGATCCTTATACTTAGTTAATCGTTCTTAAAGCTTACAATGAGCTTAATACTGATGCTAAGAGATTAAGTGAATTGGTACATCGTTCTTAGATTGATACTAAGAAGTTTGGTAATACTCTTGCTCAATAGATGAACTTCAGAAATTCATACGAGACGTTCATATATGATAATGCGGAATACTTCGTTATTGAAGGATAGGAATTTGATGAAAAGAATCCTCAAGAAGCTCTACGTACTTACTTTGGTAAAACATTCTTAAGTACTAAGCTACATCATGGTACATCATTATCACGTAAATTATTGCGTTCTTAGGCATTCCCTGCAACTTAGGTATTCCAGAATATCTTCACATCAGCAATGGGTATATTTGGTCAAAGAAAGGACATTGTATATAATAATGGACAAGAGGCAATAGCTTATAAGCATATAGGAGATAAGAAATTCGTAAACAGATTCTCTTCCTATATTGACTCTATTATTAGAGCAAGACTGTCTAGAGACTTACCTGCATTACATGCTACTGATGAAGAATTAGTAGGTATGCTATATGGTGAAGATAGTATGTGTAAAAGGTTAACTGGCATCAAGTAGTACATAGTGGAGAACAAAGATAGGTTCCCGTCGTTAATTGGTCAAGATGGTTATATACGCAATCAGTTACTTAATTATTTATAGGAATACCAAGCTGATGGTACAGTATAGTTAATAGACCGTATTGTATTATCTGATTCTTCCTTAAGTAATGACTATGAGACCGAGAATCAATTAGTATCTGCTTTTGCTGAATTACTTGAGTCTGATGATCCTATAGTTAGAGAATTTGCTAATGACTTAGCTAAGTATGCATACTTAACTTCTTATGATGAAAGAGGTAGTAATAACTTCTTTAATCTTGTTCCTAATAAGTGGAAAGAAGAAAATGGTTATGTAAACGTTATTAAAGAAGGTTTAAAGTCATTTAAGAGTTCCTCTAATCAAGCTGCTTATGCTTCTATTGCTGAAGAGAATGATAATGCTGAGGCCTTGTATTTCCCTTCTATTAATATTACTATTGCACGTAACTTATGGTAGGATGATAGTGTAGTTCAACCATTTGAAATAAATGTGGAAAAGGGGGATAAAGTATTACATCGTACTTCTGAAAGAGGAAGAGTAAGAACTACCTTGAAAACAGATTTATTTGCTACTTCACGTTCTAAGAAAGAATTTATTAAAGTAGTAAATGGAGCTGGTACTTCTAAAGTAACAGAACTATATAGAAAAGTAGGTCAAGTTTCTTATATTAATGAAGAAGGTGAAACTGTAGGAAGAGGTACTAAGTATATATATCAAAGAATACCTAAATTAGGTGTTATTGATAATGGATTTAGAGTTATGGAATTCTAGAAACATAGCTTAGAACCTTCTGCATTTGAAGCTAATTCATTTAATTATAATGCATTACTGACTGAAGGTGAAATTGAAGCATTAGCATTAAAGGCTATTAAAGATCCTAAAGCTGGTTCTGGTTTTACTAAACAGTTCTTCCCTGGAGAAATAAATTCTATTAAAGCAAGAATAGAATAGGATGCAAAGGAAATAGCAGGTACAGAGGATGGAAATCCTGTTATGGATAATGTATCTAATATTGATGTTGAAGACGTAATTGTTCCAACAGAAGATGTTACTATTACTCCAGAAATGATGCAAGAAGCTACTGATTTTGTATATGGTACTATCGAAACAGAAGACTTTACTGCAATTGAGGCAATAGAAGATTTTATGCAACAAATAGAAGATGTAAGTCAATTGACTGAAGTATTTGAAGCCCAATCTGCTCCTGATATAGAAACTGTATCTGATACAGCACAGAATGAAAGTTTTGAAGATATGTCTGCATTAGCGGAATTGGGTAAGAAACGTAGAAAAGAATGTGAATAATTATGCAGTGTTTAAATTTAAAGAATAAAGAAGTTAAAGCAGCTTTTGATGAAGTAGCAAAGGTACTTAATAGTGAAGACGCTGCTTATTATGTCATATCTGAAAATAATGGTTATGCTATAGACTAGGATCCTGATGGATCTTAGTCTTAGCTATTCCAAGACCTATTATAGAAATATAATGGAGATAGAGATAAGGCTATAATTGAGAGAGCTAAAAGCTTTGATTATTTGTCAGCCGATATATAGACAAGAAACCTAAGTTTTGAAGAGTAGTTTTTATCTAGTACAGATGAAAATGCTAGATTTATAGAAGTATCTATTGATAATTTAAATAAGTATAACTTTAATACTAAGAAAGAATTAGATGATAGATTAAGAAGTATACGAAAGAATCTTGAACAAGGTCTTATATCTCGTCTTAATTCTATTGATGAAAAGGATCCAGCTAAGAGAACTGAATTAAAAGAACAAATCAAATATCAGATAAAGAATATATAGAATGGAGTTATAGAGGACATAAAAGTTATTATGGACTTTACTGACGAACTTAAGGATGATATTAGAACAGTGGCAAGAGAAGTAATAGATGCGTATAATAATCGTACTAATGCTTTATCTGACGAAAGATTAGTTTCTCTTAATAAGAACTACTTCGGATTCTACTGTAAATATGCAAATGAAGTGTATAATTCTTTAGTAGACTTATCAAGTTATAGTGATATTATAGGAACTAAAGAATATGATAAATTGATGTCAGACTTATCTATATGTAAATCTATTCTTGATGCCTGCTCTGATCATGTTAAGCGCATGTAGGTATAGAATGCCAGAGAGATTATGCTTAACAATGGTATCTAGGTAGGTTCACCTACTATATATAATTACTTAGCTGAGAATACTAAGGAGACTAATAACGATATCTCTTCTCTTACACGATGGTTTGGTGCAGGCGATAAGATTAATGATGAAGCTATCAAGACATTATTCAATATACTTCAAAATACTGAAAATACTATTAATAATAATACTTTTGTGAAAGCACACTCTTTATTAGAGAAATTAAAGGCTGCTGGTAACAATCAAAAAGTATTGTTTGAAGTAGATGATGAAGGTAAAACTACAGGCTATATAGTAAGAGAAAGGAATTACGGTAAATTTCAAAGAGACTATAAAAAGTTCTTAGAGGATACAAGGAAAGAATTAGGTTTACATCCTGGAGAATTAACTTTACCAGAGAATAGAGAATTACGTATTCAGTATAATCGTAAGCGTAATGAATGGCTTTCTAAGCATTGTGAGCGTAAATATACTAAAGAGTATTATGATATGTTTAATGCTCTTAGTGATGAAGCGTCTAATGCACGTGAAAATATTATGATTAAGATCCGAGACCTTACTAGTAAGTATAAGAATATAGATGGCATAATTCAGTATGAGAAGTTTACTGAAGAAGAGTGGAATAGGTTACAAGTCTTATTCTTAGAAAAGAAACAATTGGCAAGTAAGTATGACCTTATGGGTAATGAAAAGCCAGAAGGTTCTATTGAAAGACAAATAGCTGACGAACTTACTGAACTTAATGATAAGATAGCCAAAGGTCTTAAAATGAAGACTAATCTGGAAAAGTTTGAAGCAGTACGTAAATAGAAAGAACAAGAACTTAGCGATAAAGACTATAATAAGTGGTACGAAAGAAATACTCGTACAGTATATTCTGAAGAATTCTATGACTTATTATCTAAAGTAGATAGAACTAACTATGGAGAAAAGTATGAGGAATTAAACCGTCAAAAAAGGGAAATACTTAATGCTTTCAGAGATGATAAGACTGGCGAGATTAATACTAATCTTATGTCTAATCATGTTATGAACTTAATAAATAGATTAGATGCTCGAATGAGAGTTATTCGTAAGTCTAAGAAAACAAATAAGTAGAAAGCTGGTATTAAGTTTGAAGACATAGCTAAAATAGTTCCTACTGATAGATATAGAAGAGACTATGCAGAAGCAGCTATGCTTGATTAGGAAATGCCTGGTACTCTTCAAGATTTTGAGCTTAGACATACTTATAGAGATGCACAAGGTAGAGTACATCCTAAATCCTATTATACTAAGATTGTACCTAAAGATGATAAATATATAACTGTACAACCTTCAATGAATTTCTCTGAAATATCTGAAGAATCTCCTTTCTATAATAAGAACTTTGATAGAACTAATGATGAATACTATCAGCCTAAGATGTCTTTATATGATAACAGTAAGGCTTATAAAGCTGTGATGCAGAATAAAGAGCTTAAGGAATTACGTCAAGCTATTATAGATACTATGGAAGAGTCTAATAATAAATTAGATAATTTACATAATTTAAATAAGTATAAGTTGCCATAGATATCAGGCTCTTGGTATAAATTCTTAAAGGCTCATAATTATAATCCTTTTACTGCTACTAAAGATTATTTACTTGATAGTGTATCTGTTAAGGGAGATGATTAGGGTATACAGAAGAAGGTTAGAACCGCACCTGATGGTACTTCTTTAGCTATGGTTCCATAGTACTTTATTAAAGACTTAGATGATCCTGCTACTATTTCTGCAGATATGGTTGGTTCTGTTATTCAATACTTTAAAATGGCTGAGAACTTTAAATAGAAATCAGCTATTAAAGCTAAAGTAGAAAACATTAAAGCCTTCTTAGGTCAAAGAAAGTATACTGGTTCTAATACTGGAGTAGCAGCTGCTGTTAAGAAATTCTTCAAATAGAAAATAGAACCTAAAGATGGAGATTAGACTAACATTTATTAGTTTGCGAAGAAGTTCATAGATATGAATGTATATGATGTTAAGCTTAACTCTATTACATTCTCTATTGGAGAAAGAGAGTATAACATTACTAAGTTATTAAATAACTTACGTATTTATGGTACTCTGCGAAACTTAGGTTTGAATTTTGCTTGTGCTTTTACTGGATTCTTTACAGCTTTGCATTCACATTTAGTAAATGCAATTACTGGTAGATATTATGATTTTTCTGATGCAGCAGCGGGTTTCAAGGACTTAGTATATGATACCTTTAAGTATGGCATTAATGCTGGCAATAAGTATTATAAGAGTCCTCAGATGGCAGCTATGGATTATTTTGAAGTAGGTTCTACATTAGAAAGTTTGTCAAGAAATACAAACCGTAATAGATGGCTTAACGTATTACAGAATGAGTGGGCATTTGGAATTTATTCTATGTCTGATTATTTCATTAAAGGACAAATTCTAAATTCTGTTATGTACAACTATAAAAATGTAAACGGTGTGTTTCTATCTAAAGAGGAATATTTCAACAAATATGGTAGAACAGAAGATACTAAGGATAATTGGAAGAAATACAAATCCTTTAAAGCTTCTATCAAATTTGTTAATGGAGAATTAAAAGCCATTGACCCTAAAGACCAATATGCTGTTAATAAAGCTAAATTTACTGTAGGTAATACGGCTAAGAATCTAGCCGCATCTGCAGATGGTTAGCTTACACCTTTATAGAAAGCACAATTTACTACTAATGTATTTGGTGCTATGTGTATGATGCATAGATAGTATATACCTATCATTATGCAAGAAAAATGGACAATGTCTAAATAGTGGGACTATACTTCTTAGAGATATGTAGAAGGACTATTAAGAACTCCATTAAGAGTATTCTCTGAAATATACAAAGACAAAAAAGGTATAGATATTCTTACTACTTCTTTTA